ATGGCTGGATATCGCATTAAATCAGACCCTCATCGTTATTTGAAAGATCGCGACGGCGTTTATCAGTACGTTCGCCGTGTTCCCAAGTCTCTAGCAGACAAGGATAGTCGCGCTCCTATCGTCCGCATAAGCCTGAAAACAAGCGATCTCGCTCGGGCGATGACAAAGCGCGATGAGTATGAGTCGGCTGATGACGCGTTGTGGGCAATGCTAATGGCTGGCGCTGACGGGGATAAGGCTCGGGCACTATATGATGCTGCCATTAAGCGCGCAGAAGCCATCGGAATTTCATATGTGCCAGCCGATCGGCTGCTTTCGTTTACAGATGAGGCGCTAGCGGCCCGACTAAACCTCGTAACTGGCAATCCGGAGGACGATGCGGCCGCAGTGGGTGCGGCAAGCATCCCGTCAGTGTCTGTGACGCAAGCCCTGAAAATCTACTTCGATGAGATCACGCCCGATGAGCTGACGGGTAAGAGCGAAATTCAGAAAAAGCGTTGGCGTGCGCATAAGCAGCGGGCGATCGATCATTTTGTGAAGATCGTCTCGGATAAAGCAATCGCTGACATAACCCGCGAGGACGCGCAGAAATTCTATAAGGTCTGGCTACAAATGATAACGAAGCCAGCCAAAGGGAAGCAGCCGATATCCGCCAGCATGGGCAATCGCATGATGGGTGGTATGCGCGTGCTATTTGCCGAATACTTCAAGCACATGGGCGATAGGGATCGGCCAAACCCTTTTCGCGATCTGAGTTTTGCAGAGAAAGTTGAAAAGTCTCGGCCACCGATCCCGACGGATATCATCCAAGAGAAGTTCCTAACCTACGGACCACTCGTCAGTCTAAATGATGAAGCTCGCGGCATCGTCCTGGCGATGATTGAAACGGGCTGTCGACCAAGTGAACTTTGCAACATTACGGCCGAGCACATATTCTTGGCCGACAGGGTTCCGCATATCCTGATTGCGCCTCGAAAAGACGCTGCAGATCCGCGCGAAATCAAAACAGCTTCGTCTATCCGCAAGCTGCCCTTGGTTGGAATAGCGCATGAGGTGTTTAAGAAACATCGAAATGGTTTCCCTCGTTATAAAAACAAGGAAGACACGCTGTCGGCGACGCTGAATAAGTATTTCAAGGACAACGAGCTTTTTCCGAAGGGTGCCGGCTATACCGTCTATTCGCTCCGCCACTCATTCGAGGATCGCATGAAAGAAGCGGGGCTGGACGATGAACTGCGCCGAATGCTGATGGGTCATACAGTTGACCGCCCACGATATGGCACGGGCGGTTCTTTGGAATGGCGAAAAGAGCAAATGGAAAAATTCACGCTGCCGTTCGATTCAGCCGTGATTTGATACGGTCGCGGATATTATCGTTCGCAGCGATGTTGCGTTGCATGCCTTCAACACGTTCATAAAGTGGCAGGAGATTCTGTTCAGTTTCAGGGAAGTACGCAATGACACCGGCAATGGCGTCTAGCCATCGTTCAGTGTCCGCGTAGGTGTATGCTGACATCCTCACTCCCTTTCCAATCGTAGTTTCCGCCGCTTGCCAGTTTTGTTGGAACTTGTTCAATACAAACACGGACCAATTTTCTTAAAGTCGAAGGCAAGCGATTGAACTTAGCGATAAATATAGCCGTCTATCTTCTGATTCTGGCCGCGGTTTTGCCGCTTGTTTTGCTCGCTTTGTTTGCCGTTGGCGATTATTTCAAGGTTCCATTAGCCGAAAGAATGCTAGGCTCGATTTATTGCGCCTTTAAAATGCAAAGCTTCGTTGGTTCTTTGGTGAACATTCTCGGAGGAATGGCAATCATGGTTCTGGGAATTTGGGCGGTTTCGCACGCCCAGTCGGTTATATTTCAAATCGGCGCCGCAACGCTCATTCCGTTTGGTCTTTGGCGTGTGCTTAAAGGATGGGCGTTGTTGAGCGCGCTAATGGCACGATAGAAGACCTCACTCCCTTTCCCGCAGTGCGGCAACCATCAGTTCATCTCTGTTCATGTGCTGGCCTCCTTTGCGCGCAAGAGGGCGATGCAGATTTGATCTAGGTCAAAGCAGTTGTCCCGATGATAAACAATACTAAGAACACCCTGCGGTACGAAACCGAAGGCCCCCCGTCGGGCAGGGATCGGCCATGTTTCTGGCTTCCAGTCCAGTGCATAGGTCACGGGGGGCACCCTGTCAGGCGCGTCTAGCTTGGAGAGACGGTCAACAAGAGCCATCGCAGGGCCTCCATCCGCAATTTCCACATTGTTTTGGCGAGTAGCTGCACTGTTCATATGCGTCACCGTCCACTGTTGGTTCGTCGCAATCCGGGCACTTGCCGTTGATCTCTTCGCATCGGTATTCGGTTGAAGCGCAGCACATCATGACGGCTTCCCTCCCAGCACGGCGCGGGCTTTGCGAAGGTCGCCAATTGATACGACAATCTTAACCGTCTCTTTGTCGCGCCAGCCGGTATCATCTACAGCGCGGTCATTGGCGTGGTCGGCAAACGGCTCCAGCGCCTTTTCAGCAGCCGCGAGCCTGTCTTCGAGGGCTTCGGCGCGGGTGACGAGTTCGCGGGTTTCATATTTATCATCCGAAAACAAGGGTTGCTTGAACTGAGACCACTCGCAGACATAACTGCCTCGTATCAGACGATGTTGATACTCCACCGTCACCAGTCCCGTATCTGTAGCGGCAGGCGCGGGTTTCGCCGCCTTGTGGGTTTCCCATGCCGCATCAATCATTCCTTGCTCTTCGTCGGTGAGTGGACCTTCCCATGCTTCATTCCCGTTACATTCGCCGTCTTCTGTCGCCAGAAATACAGGTGCAGGCGCGGGGCGGGTGTTCCACTTCACAGTGAGAATTGCGGCCATCTGATCATGATCGTATTCTGGAAAGTCGCTGTAACACATGCTCATGTGCGCATCGCACGCGGTGCAATAGATCGCGACTTGCTTTTCCAACTTGCCGGAAGGGAACGCACAGAAAGGCTGCTCATAATCCAGTTCGGCAGCGCCCTTACAGTGGGCGCACGGCTTCAGCTCACTCGCCATGACGGTCGCCTCCTGATGGGCAATCGAGCAGGCTGCGGACAACGAACCCGATATAGCCGCCCAAAATGAATAGGGTGATGTGAGGAAGGTATTCGGTCATCGTCCGCATCCTCCGAACGTGTCGCACTTGCCAGAATTGCCGAACATGTCTTCTTCGTCTGGAGCATCTTCCAGTTCGAGAGCATCTGGCATTGGTTCTGGCGGCTGATATTTTCCACGTGGGCTATTCGCCCATTTGCGCACTTCGTCGGCCCCGACCGCGCCCATGTGGCGCTTTGGCCTGAACATTGTCTTGCCGACTTCCTGCTCAATCTCCGCAATCGCTTGCCAGTCAGCTTCGGTGAAGCGCTTCATGTCATTTCGGTTGGAGTTGATGCATCGGCACTCTCGCGACCTGTGGGGCAGCACTTCCCAGCCCGCGCGATAAATGAGTGCGTTCCGTTCGGCTTCGGAGAACGTGGCAAACGGTGCAACCATCATCCTGCCACCGTGGTTCATCGACTTGATGAGCCATTCGGGGAAGTCCGCACGATCCTGACTTTCATCGCGGCGCACACCAACGAGACAGACAGCGCGGCAATCAGGATCGTTCTCGGCAAGCCAACGCTGGCCGGGTTCGATTTTTAGGATGAACGAACACCACTGGAATTTCTGTGTCGGGAAGCCTTTCTTGTCTCGCGCCAGCTGGCGAAAGCCGATGCTGCTTGTACGATAGGGTGTGAAGCCAAAGGAACGAACCCAAGCTTTGCCTTTCTCGACACGTTCGGCCCATCCTTCCGCCATCCAACCGGTGTCGGTGAAGACAACGGCCACACCTTCAAGTTCGTTCTCGTGTGCCCAAGCTGACGAAGATCACGAACCGGATCGGCTGGTTGGATTTCTGCTCTCCGAAGTCGAGCAAATCTGTCCTGTCGCGCTTGCTCATTCCGCGCCCTCCGAAGCTGGTGCAGAGGGGATGGCGGGCAGATAGTAGCCAAACACAGATATGAATTTGTCGGCTTCTTCAACAAACCATTCCCAACGCTGATCTCCGCGAATAGTTTTCGCATGAGGGTCACCGACAGAGTGGTAGGCGATGGCCTTTGCAACGATTTCGCGAATTGACCACTTCTCCACATCCCCCTCGACCTTACCGGCGTCGGCATGGTCCGGGGAGGATAGGGCGCGGATAGCTGCGATGCGCGTGGTGATGTGAGCTTGAAGCGTTTCAAGCAGGAAGCGCTTTTCGTCGTGGAAATATCCAAGATTTACGGCAAGCTGCTGTTCTATAGCATGAAGGTGTTCCTCCAACGCCAGCTCACGCGCGGGTTCAGTGTCTGCTCCCGCTCCGTTCGCTGTCCGATCCGCTAATGTAGCTGGCTCTTCTATTAGCTGTTGCCGGGTTGTTCGCATTCGCTTGGCACGCATCACACTGCCCTCCGCATCCGGCGGCGATTGTCGTTGGCCGGGTTGCGACGCTGGCGGGGAGCGCCGTAGCGGAACCGAACGCCGGTAATGCGCGCCAGTTCGAAAGCGGTGTCGCGCAGCGTCTCAGCTTCGGAGTGATAGCCAAGCGCGCGCACTGCCTTTGAGATCGACAGGACCTGCGCAGCGGTCGTGCCTTGTTGCTGAAATTCAGCGGCGGTCAGGGTAGGCGCCATAACGGCGTGCGTCGTCGATACATGTCTGTGCATGTCATTCTCCTCGTGTTTGGTGGGTTGGTGGTGGTGGGGAAGGCGTTAAGTCTTGCCGTTTTCCTGCTGAGCGAGCCAATTACGAAGGCTGCTCCGGCGCGCTGCTACAGTCCCGCCGAGTTTGAATGATGGCATTAGCCCATCGTATATAAGTCGATAAGTCTGTCGGCGGGTAATACCAAGGAAATCGGCGATTGCGTCGGCTCCCAAGAGTAGATCTTTTTCCGTATTGTCGACGTCAGACATGGCGTTTTCCGTTGTGTTGGCTGGCTGTGGGAATATGGGCGTCGGCTGTGCCTACGCGGCAGCCCTGCGCCATTCGAGATACAGGTGCTTCACAAGCCGCTTCTCGATGTAGCGATGCGCACGGTTAGCTGCGTGCATCTTGTAGCTTTCCTTGCCGGTTGCGCTCTCAGTGACGGGCAGGCCGAGTTTTTCGGATTCGTAGCGGGCGCGCTCGGCGTAAACTTGCTGATAATAGGTAAGGTCCAAGTCGGCCCGTACGTCTGCACCGTAGTCTGGACGCCACTTCCCCATGCCTCCGATGACATGCTGGCGAGCATTCCAGCTAACCGAACGACGTTGGCGGTTGTAACCGTGTGAGATCCAGTCGTCAGCGGACGCGCTCTTGCCGGGATTGCCCTGACGGTTGCCGTCGATCACAGCGAGGCCAAGGCGCTTCCACACAGCGGACACTGATTTATAAGTACCGATATCGCCGCATTCGCCGACGATGGTGGCGAATGAAATGTCACCGAACCCTTTAACGCCTTTTACCCAGTCGTAGACGGGGAGCATCTTGGCGGCTTTCACGAGACGCTTTTCGTATGCTGCGCGCTGTTCGTCGAGAGGCCTGCCTGCCAATAGGTATGGGGCGACATAACTATGCAGCTCGTGGGCTGGATCGGCGGCAATCGTTTTGTAAAGCGACTCCGTGCGCTTGCGTGCCTTTTCCTTAGCCTCGTCATTGGCGAAGTCGTCGTCCGACTGGAACATAAAGCGGATCGCTGCTTGTCCCTGCAAGGATAGCTTCGTTTGAGCGCAGATCATATCTTGGCGCAAACGGTGCAATGTGACGATTTCCGCGACCGTGGCGGCGATCTCGTCGGTCGGCTCGTAAGGCGCAAGAGGGACATGGCCGGACGACCATGCAGCTTGTGATTTGTGGCCGATTGCGACAGAGGCAGCAATGCTAGCGGGGTTGAGCGATACGTTCATGTTGGGTCTCCTCGTGTTACGGGCGTTGCGGCTGTGGGTTACAAAGTTGGTAGGGCCCGCGGTTGGTAAGGGTGCAGATGGGCGACAGATTTATGGGCTTCGATAAAAAAATGGCCCATCTGCGGGTAGGAATGGTTGGGGCGGCACTGCCTTGATGGTTTGCGCTAGTTGGATGGCCGTCCTTTTTCGTTTAGACTTCGCTGGATTCAGCGGCGGCCTTCATCCGCTCAAGATCGCCCGGCGAAACGGCCTCGCCGATCTTCTTCGCGCCTGCGGCGCTGCCAACTGCGAGCAAGAAGCGGGCATTGCGAACGGCGGTCGCGCCCTTGGCGAGTTCGATTTCTGCATGGCCGTGAATTTCCGTGCCGGTCCATTCGCGCAGTGGCTTGGTTAGCCCGCCGATCGTGTAGGGCAGTTCCATCAACGCCGACTTGATCGCGCTACCGGCAGCTTTGAAACGAGCCTGCGCAGCCTTTGCCCCTGCTGACATGCGATGCGGGGCTTTGATGAATGGTGCGGTGGCGCTGGCAGCTCGCTCGCGGAATATCGCTGCGCGCTGTACCTGGGGCACTTCATTAAGGATCTTGCGCGCTCCGATGCGGAGAAGTTCGGCGCGGTAGCTTGCGATGTTGTCGGCATAGTTTGCCAGCATCTCGGCGGCACGGTTCATATCACCGTCGGCCTTTGCAAGCATGTCCTGTGCGGTCTGTTGCAGGCTAACGGCCTTGGCACCGGTAATTCTTCTGGCTGCTACGTTCATCGTTATTCTCCTCGTGGGTTGCGGTTGGTAAAGGGCCGAACGCGGGCGACGTAGTAATGGTTTGCGGTAGGGGGACGGCCCGCGTTCGGTATTGGATTGGCAGGTGCGGCGAAGCGGCAATGGGTTACGCTTTTTATATGGCCGCACTTGCCTATTCGTTGAGGGCGGGCGTATTTTCGATGGTTTTCGCCGACGCGTTGGCCCGTCCTCATGCCGCAAAAGGCGGCTAAACGTGTTTAGCTGACCGGCGTCCCACCAATGGGTTTCGACAAGAAACAGGCCGGTCAGCCGCCCCCGTTAGGGGAATTAGTCTCTGCGAAGTGCAGCGACACCGCTGTGGGTTGCGCGGACAGTTTGGCCGCGCTTCGCAGATTGGGTATACAGGGTGGGGCAACGCGCTCATGGGGTACACCTTCCACTGCATTTCGTTTTGCGTCGCTATTCAGCGCCGCGGTGATTGGTGAACGGGCGCCCTCACCATGGTTGCGCGGGATACTTGGCCCGTCCTCGGCTCCCGCCGAATTGGTGTGCAAGGAGGCTTGGCTACGTAGGTTTGCGTACACTTCTTGGCCTTCCTGCTAAACTGTTGGGGTGGGCGGGGGCCAACTGGGTTACGCGTTCTTATAGGCCCACCCCGCGCCTTGCGACGCTATCTTTCCTTGTCTCGCTGCTGTTGTTCCCAAGTGGATGTTGCTGCTCGCTCGTTTCGCCAAGCATCCAAGTCGGCAGTGTCATAGACAACAATTCGACCGAGCTTGAAATACCTAGGCCCGCCGCCAAAATGGCGAAGCTTGTCCAATGTTGATTTCGAAAGGCCAAGATACTCAGCTGCGGCCCTCACACGAATATTCTTTCCCATCACGCCACCCCCAACCCAAGGCCGCACACAGCAACGCAGAAGGCCACAACGACGGTCATCTCGACCGCTTCGCGTGCCGCATAGCGCAGCCACGGCTGTGGTCGGCCATGCTTGCGGGCCTTGTAGTCAGGGCGGCGCATTGTCTCGACGTTGCCAGCCTTCGGTGCGTCGGTTTCCGTTTCGAACTCGTCGTCGGCGAGCATTTCCAGGAGTGCGCGGTTCATGCTGCGGCCCTCCGGTCTGCTGCCGGTACGTTGTCGTTCGCGACAGGCTCAAGGTAATAAAAGCCCTGATTTCCGCGTCCGCAGCTTTGTTTTGGAATTGTCCATCCGTGGGGTGGCAGCATCTTGCGCAGGCCAACCATCGTTGTTCTGATGACGCCGACTGCGTTTTCTGGGCCGCCATTTGGATCAAAGCCATAAACGTTATCGACAAGATCACGCATGTGCATACGGCGAGGGTAGACGTCGGACAGGGCCTCTATGATTGCCAGTTCGGTGCGTCGGAAATGGACTGTGCCCAATTCCTCATAGGGATCGCGCTTCATTTTAAGCAGCCTCCGCCAGCTCTACCGGCGTGCAGCAAGCCACGGCGCCGCTGGTCTGGAAAACTTCGAACGTCTCGCCGGGGCACAGGGCAGCGAGACGTGTCGCTTCTGCCACGGCCTGCTCAAACGAGCCGTGTTCGTATGGCATGGTGGTGTAAACACCAACGCGGCCAGTCTTCTTGCCGCGGCGGAATACAAAGAATCCGCCGCCGATGATTTCATTCAGGCGAGGTTTCGAGCTTCTTCTTGGTGCTGTTGCAGTCATGTGGGTTTCTCCTCGTGTTTTGATCGGTGGGTCAGCAGATCAAGCTGGTGAGGCTGTCTTCGTGCTGTGGTGTCATCGTTATATGCGAATTAGTCAACAAATGTCAACGCCATACGATGACAAAAACGCATCATGAAAAATGATATGGTTTATTAACTGTAAATTGTTCTTGAAATGTTCCGCAGCAAGTGGAATCCTCAATCTCGTACTAAGGAGAGGCGGATGGCTGCGTTATTTGTCGTTCAATCCTTCACCGAGTGCCGGTGGGGAATCATTCCTGACAACCCGATCGAAGTTGAAAACGAAGATCAGGCGGTGAGGCTGGCGGAAAGACTCGCGCCAATAAAGCCCGCAGTCATTGCGGTCTACCGCTGGAATAATCAGGCTGAAGTAATTGCAATGTTCGGACGCGTGCCTGAGACCGTCCTGGAGGCGGCAAACGGCTAAGTCAGCGCGTGTTGTATTTCCCTACAACGCGATGGCAAACTGGCCAGTCAGCACGAAATTCTTTGAATTCTTTGTGCGGATTGTACTGCTCAAGCATCCATTCGCGATCGTTGAAGCCGACGAGTCGCTTGATGATGGCTTCGTTCTCGTCCATTTCGCTGGTGTGATAGAGGATTACATCTTCGTCACGCATTGGAGGCAGATTAGGGTTCACAAGCGCCGTTTCACCAGGTCGATAGGCTGGAACCATCGATTCTCCCGACAGTAGCAGGCCGTATCCGCCCTTCACGCCCTGCAGGACAGCGGGCATCTTCATATAGCTGATTGGATCGAACGTAATAATTACGTGCCCATCACCGCCCTTGGCGGCTGCATAGACGGGGAGGTCGCGTTGGTCGCCTACCAGTTCATTGCCAGGAATGATCTTTGGAGTGAACACGTCGGCAGGGCGTTCAAGTTCTGGCCGCTCTTCTTGGCTAATCATGTCGCCTTTTTCGAAAGCAAGCCAATCCTCACGCACGTTCAAGGCTTTTGCCAGGCGAGCGACGAAGTCGACGCTAGCTCCGCGCTTACCGCTTTCGAGCAAGCTTATTGCAGACTTGTCGCGACCAACAAGGTCGGCAAGTTCGGCTTGGCTCATGTCGCGCGCGGTACGCGCATTCTTAAGGCGAAAGGCGAAATCCTTATCCATGATGGGGTTTTCGCATATTGTTGTGAAAATGTAACGTGCGATTATGTCATCACGTGTTGACAAAGATGCGAATCTGTCATATCTATGCGTCATCAACCGACGCATAAGACGTCGGACAGTTCGAAGGAGGGTCTACCTCATGATGCCAGAAAACATACTCCCAAGGATATCGGCACTCAATAGATAGCAGCCGCGTGAAGGCGCAATGGTAATAGAGGAGAGAGCAAATGACGAAAGTTGCCGACAGAAGCGAACCGGCTCTCGTTGAAGTGCCGCCATAGAATTCATCAGGGACGCTGGCCGCTGAAACGCGGCTGGCGGTTTCGGCGTTTCCTGATGCAGGCTTAGCGCCTCCTGAGAACGAAAATGTAGATAAGAATAACTGCGACGAGTGGAACGCCAAAAAGCCACATCACACCGGCTGTAAGCATAGTGATCTCCTTGTTTATCAAGAAGAAAACTATTCGGCGGTGAATTTTGTTCCAACGTGAAATCTAAAAAGCAGGCTGTTATGGGCCGGCACCACCCGTTACCCCAGCCTGCCCGTACGTCGCGGTTAACACGAGGAGGGCTGAAGCCGCTTCTACGCCGCGATTTCCTTCGCAGGTACCACCCCGCGCGACCAGACAGATGCCGTTAGACGCGGCGCTTGTCAACCATCACCAACCACACGAGGAGACATGCTGCATTCATCAAGACACGAACTGCAGGCAACTGCCGCCGCGCACCGTAAACAAGGCGCGTCATTTGGGAAGATCGCTGAACTGATGGGCATTACCAGAGGCCACGTATGGTCGCTGCTTTCGGAAAGAACGCCCACGTTACCGGTACCAGAGCCCACCGCAAGCACCGTTGTGCGACGCACAACATATAACGGCGGCTATTCGGGAGGATGCATGGACATTTATGTCTCGTTGCCCCGCATAACCATTCTGGACGGGCCTTTTACAGGCACAGTCCACTAGCCTTACGAGGCAGGCCGACCGCGAGGATGACGGGGCCGACGACTAACCTCCCGACGAGGAGGCTTTATTGAAAACGAAATACACACGAACTGGCGAGCGGGACATGACAAACCGCAAGCCTTACCGGACGGCTGCGCAAAAAGCAGAAGCGCGCGCGAACGCCGTTCTTCGGAATGGGACGCACGTCTCGAACGCGCCGGTCACTTATCACCGCGCACCGAAAAGAGGTGCCGCATGACCTGCGATTGCCGTGAATGCTGGGATCTTCCGGGCGAGATCGTCGTCCACAAGCTGTGGAAATGGAAGGGCATCATCATCGAGGAGCGCGACAGCTTTCGCTGGCTGACTGTGCGTTTCATGATACCCGGCACGGGACTTGTGCAGCTTGAAGTCTCGCGCTTCGAAGTCGAGCCCGATTTTGAAGAGGATGACGGCGGCGTCGAGGCTGACCAGCCTGAAGAGGACAACGTCATTCCGGTCGATTTCACCAAGAAGGTGAAGCTTACGAAAAATACCAAGACGAGGGGAGTGGCGTGATGGCTAAGTTTAAAGTGGGTGATCGGGTGCGCTTCAAAAAGAGCTACCCAACGTCAGTTGCGGGCTGCGAGGCCGTCGTTGTCGCGATAACCAATTGGGGAATACAGGTGGACACACCATCTTATGGCAGAAGCACGGAATCTCCTGACAGCCTCGAGCCTGCCCTCACCATCGAGGTGGGCAAGTTCTATCGTACTCGCAATGGAAGTAAGGCTGGGCCGATTGGTTGGAACGACACATATCTGAAAGAACTGTTCCCGTTTGTTGACACAACTGACATTTCTGACTGTTGGTCATCTGGGGGCAAATTTCTTTATCCGGGCCATCATGATAGTGACAAAGACCTCATCGCCGAATGGATCGACGAGCCAGCCAGCAATGACAATGCGCCTTTGTCCAAGCCCGCCATCGTCGCTCTGATCGAAGACGGCCAGGCTAAGCCGTCAGAGCAGCCGAAGGTTCATAAAAGCGAAGAGTCCGCCACTGACGAAGCTGAACGACTTGCCGTCAAATATCCGGGCCAGAAGTTCGGTGTGTTCGTTCTTGCTGACTCGCGGATTGCCGATGTCGTTATTCGGAGGGCCGCATGACCTCCACCACGTATAGCCACACGCGCAACTTCCAGCCTAAAGACTACGCGGAGGGTGACTCATTCTACGAGCCGGAAACCACGCTCGGCCTTGGTGATCGCTTTCTATGGGGTTTGGCAGTCGTTGCTGCGCTCGCTCTTACGGTCGGCACAAAAGCCACGGCTGACATGCCGCACATTGATCCCGGGCGAAAGCCCGGTGTCGGACGCATCGGGCGGTCCTTGGCGCTTGCAGCGTTCGCGCTGGCAATCGCCACGACAATTACAGCATTCCTGTTCTGGAACCTGCTGCTACCGTTCTACGGGCTGCTTTATCTGTGGGGTGCGCACTGATGCCACTCAGACCGCCGCGCGACAACTGCGCAGCTGCCCTCACAAGCCCGCCTGCATGGCTTGTCAGCTGGCTCATCCTTGCGGCCGTCATCGCTGCAATCGCCGTTACCCACCACACCTACTGAACACGAGGAGACCTTATGGCTCTCAACTGGAACGATGGTATCCCAGACGATACCAATGAAAACGAACCGGCGTTTTGTGTCTTCTACGCTGGCGCGAAGTCAGGGAAGACGACCCTAGCAAGCGAGTTTCCTTCGCCACTTTATATCCGCACGGGAAAGGGTGAACGCGCACCAGCCGGAGTAACAATGAAGTCTTTCGGCGTGTCTGAATCCTATCGCGATGTGATGGATCAGGCTGACTGGATGCTGGACGCGCAGCATGATCGCAAGACCTTCATCCTGGATTCCGCTGATGGGCTGGAACAGCATATCTTTGCCGAGGTATGCGCCAAAAACAAGGTGGCCAGCATTGAGGATATTCCATACGGCAAGGGATACACGCAGGCGTCAGAAATCTGGCACGAGTTCATCGCCAAGGTGATGCAGCTAAAAGAAGCTGGGTTCTATGTGGTCGTGATCGCGCACGTGAAGTCCAAGACTGTTCCCGGCGTCACGACAGACAGTTACCCCCGATATATGCCAAATCTGCGTGATGACGCTGTCGGTATCGTTGTGGACGCAGCAGATCTTATCGGGTTCCTGCATCAGCGCGTTTCCATTCGCAAGGAAGATGTCGGGTTCAATAAGAAAAATACACGCGGCGAAGGCGGCGGTGACATGTTGATTGCCGTGCAGGAACGACCTGGTTTCATTGCTGGCAACAGATACGACATCGAAAAGCCGACGCTGCCTTTCAAGCGCGGTGAGGGGTTCAAGGTGCTGGACTATTACTTCCAGCGCAATTCGTTGGCGCCCGACAATGACAATGCGTCGGAGCGGCAAGAAGAGGCCGCTTAACGGTGCTGCACGATAACGACAATGAGCTTCCGCGCACGCGTGCGGAGGCCAAGCTGACCGGAGCAACGCATTACTTTACGGGCAAGCCGTGCAAGCATGGGCACATTGCTGAGCGATCCACGAGCGATGCTGTTTGCCAAGAATGCAATCGGGAAAGATCAAGGGAATTTGCTCGCAAAAACCCGGAACTAAAAAAGCAAAAAGACCGGGAATATTATTGGTCTGACCCTGAAGCCCGTAGAGAAAGCGCGCGTATTTATGCGGCAGCCAATGCAGAAGCAGCCAGGGTGCGTGCATCTGAATGGCGGCTAGCGAACCCTGAGCGTGCTGCGCACAATGACCGAATTAAGCGAGCAAGAAAGCGCGGCGCTGGAGGCAGCCATACGCTGAAGGAGATTGCAGGTCTTCTTAAAAAGCAGAATTACCGATGCGTTTATTGTCGGGCACCAATCCGAAAAAAGAAGAACCGCCACGTTGACCATATTATGCCTCTCAAACTTGGCGGTTCGAATGACATAACCAACATCCAATTGCTGTGCCCGACTTGCAATATGTCAAAGAAGGCCAGCCACCCAGTCGATTACGCCCGGCGTATCGGGTTGCTTGTTTAACCACTCCACCAACAACACGAGGAAATTACAGATGGCAAAACTAGCCAGCAGATTTGATGCGACTGCCCACGATACGGAGCAGCGGGACTACGAAGAGCTGCCGAACGGCGATTACGAACTGGAAATCGAGGCATCGGAGGTCAAGGAAGGCGCTAACGGTACCGGCCTTAAGACAACGATGACGGTTCTTCGCCCTGACGAATATCAGGGCCGCAAGGTCTTCAATTTCTACAATCTGGAACACAAGAACGCGCAGGCGCAAGAGATCGGCCAGCGTCAGTTCGCGAGCCTTTGCCGGGCAATTGGTGTTTCGGAAGTTGAGGATTCCGAAGAACTGCACTTCAAGGCGTTCACGGCAAAGATCGGCCTCGGAAAGGCTTCGAAAAACAAGGAAACGGGGCAGGAATACCCGGCTCGCGCGGAGATCAAGAAGTACTACTTCCCCGACGAAGGTAACGTTCCCCAGCCTTCGATCGACGCCAACCAGCCTGTAGCACAGGCTCGCCCTGCCAATGACAACCGACCGGCTGCGGCAAACAGCAATAAGACTGCTCCAGCGGCTGCTGCGGCAGTCAAGAAGCGACCTTGGGGTTAAGCTAAACAACAGGCGCGGCCACCAACCGCGCCTTCCACCACCGAACACGAGGAGACTTTGATGAGAGTCAGCATTGACCGCTCACAGCTCGCGCACGCCTTGGCGACCGTCAACCGTGCCATCGAAAGCCGCAATTCCATTCCTATTCTCGCCAACGTGCTCTTGGCGGTAGAGGTCGGCCAGTTGCGTCTCACTGGCACCGATCTGGACGTTGAGATAACCACCAGTCTGCCGGTGCTCGACTGTCAACCGGGCAGCGTAACTGTTCCAGGCAAGATGCTTGCGGACATCGCAAAGCGCGCAACGAGCGACATTACCCTTGAACTGGATGGAGGCCGCCTTACGGTCGCATCTGGCCGTAGCCGTTACAAGCTTGATGTCTTGCCCGCCGAAGACTTTCCGTCCTTCAGCGCAGGGAAGTTCGACACGACGCTTGAACTCGATCTGGCAGCGCTTGTTGCGCCGTGTGTGCACTGCATCTCGACGGACGAGACCCGCTATTACCTCAATGGCGTCTATCTGCATGCTGTCGAAGGCCGCTTGGTTGCTGTCGCAACCGACGGGCATCGGTTGATGCGAAACACAGGGCCGGAAGGCACCATGGATTACGGTGTGATCCTGCCGCGCAAGCTGGTCGGTCTACTGCCGAAAGGTGCTGTTACCGTCGAACTGTCCCAGAACAAGGTGCGCGTCACGTCTGGCTCCACGGTGATCACGAGCAAGTTGATCGACGGCACGTTTCCCGACTATGTGCGCGTCATTCCTACCGGCAATAGCAACGTGCTTACCGTTGACCGTCAAGCTCTCATGAAGGCGGTCGAGCGCGTCGCTGCTGTTGCGGACGACAAATCGCGTGCTGTGAAATTCGCCGTCGGCGATGTGCTGCGACTGATGCTCGCTGATAAGGCTAGCGATGAAGTTTCGATTGAGTTCGAGGGCGAGCCTTTGGAAATCGGGTTTAACGCCCGGTACGTCAACGACATGCTTGGTGCGCTTGATGAAGCAAACGTGCGCTTTGCTTTCGGTGATGCAGTCTCACCTGCTGTCGTCAAAGGCGAGGGAGAGTGGACGGGCGTGCTTATGCCGATGAGGGTGTAGGGGATGGGTAAGCTAACCGGACGCACACGATTTCGCACAAACTGGCGGCGGCGCTTGATTCTGCAAGTAGAATATACCTGCCACTATTGCAAAGACCTGAATGGCAGCGGGTATTATGACGAATGGAGCACTCGGTATTGGCGTGATGCAAAACCGGAGGATCTCATCAACGGCGAGGTGAAGCCGTGAATCGTTTCCCCGAAACCGCGATCTTCAACGCCATTGAATATGCGCTGCGCCATGAAGGTGTTACCGAAATCGCGTTTTCAGAAGATGGTGAATACGAAGTCGAAATCCACGACGCGTCCAGCCTGATGCCGTTCGTCAAATGCCTGTTGCGCGAGTTGGAGGTGATTTCCTGATGGCTCCTCTCCCTAAAGCTGAATCCAGCACTGTCCGCGCCATTTATCAAGCTTACGAGGCCCAGGCTAAGTCCTGGGACTCGTGGGGCATCAGCGTGGGCGAGGCTGGCACGGAATGTGATAGAGCCCTGTGGTACGGCTTCCGCTGGGTGTCGGCACACGAGGTTCATTCTGGCCGCCAGCTCCGCCTGTTCGCCACCGGCAACATCGAGGAAGATCGATTGGTCGCCGACCTCGAACGCATCGGCGTCGATGTCTATGGGCAACAGGACAAAATCAGGCTGGTATCGGGGTTCGTGCGCGGTAAGTGCGATGGCAAGGCAATGGGCGTGCCCGAAGCGCCCAAGACTGAACACTTGCTGGAATTCAAGTCGAGCAACGAGAAGGGCATCAAGGAACTTCAGAAGCATGGCTGCCAGAAAGCCAAGCCCATGCACTATGCCCAATGCCAGCTTGGAATGCACGATTTCGGCCTGACGCGCTGTCTGTATCTGGCGTCGTGCAAGAACACCGACACGCTTTATGCCGAGCGCATCGAATACGACGTTGAATTCTGCCTTCGACTACTGGCACGCTGCGAACGCATCGTGTTTTCGGACGAACCGCCCAGCCGTATCAGCGAAGATCCGGAGTTCTTCGGCTGCATGTTCTGCAAACACCGTGGCGTCTGCCAAGAAGGCGTTCAGCCGCGCGTAAACTGCCGCACCTGCCTTCATGTTCAACCAGAGCACGGTGGCGATTGCCATATGTCATGCGCGCGCTGGAACAAGCCCTTGTCGATCGACGAGCAGCGCGACGGCTGCCCGGCGCACCTCTACCTGCCGGGTTTGATAGATGGCGAGCAGATCGACGCTGACGAGGTTGCGGAGACCGTTACGTACCGGTTGGCCACGGGTGAGATTTGGGTGGATGGTTACAAACCAAGTAGATGAACATGTGAATCGAAAGCATCAGGGATATCAACGTCGTACTCTCCGAGACGTTCTATCGCTGCTTCCCAGTCTTTCTTTTCAAAGCGATCAGGTAATTCAAGTATGATGTACTCGCCAGTCAGTTCAGGAAAGCCAGACTCGACTAGAGTTTCAAATCCAAAGGTTTCCCGTCCGTGTACCCATGAACGAAGTGTTTCCACCACCCCTTTGGATGCGACTTTAGCACGGGTTCTGCTAGCACGTGTTTTGCGGCCGTTTCTTCGCGACAAAAGATCTTCGTATGCGGCGATCATTTCCCAAAATTTTCGTTCTAATGGGTCGTCATAATCTTTGCCTGCAAGCGAAAACAGCCGCTTCCTACAGCGGATTGCCAAATCCGTCTCACCTTGCCTTTCAGCATTGGTGAGTAAGGCTCGAAGCTTAGATGGATCGTCCATCTGCTCAGGCTGCACAACAATCTTGAATTTCGACATTAGGACGCCCCCCCCAAAATGCTAACCTTACGCGACTATCAACGCGCCGCTGTTGACGGCCTGTATGACTACTGGCGTGAACAACCCGGCTCACCACTTATCGTGCTTCCGACCGGCGGTGGCAAGAGTCTCGTACTGGGTACGATCTGCAAAGAATTGATCGAAGGCTGGCCCGACATGCGCGTGCTTGTCGTGACGCATGTTCGCGAGCTCATTCTCTCGAACTATCAGGAGCTTCTGAACATCTGGCCATTCGCCCCGGCGGGAATATTCTCGGCTGGTGTAGGACGGCGTGATGCGAAGGCGCAAATCGTTTTCGGCGGCGTGCAGACCATCGCAAACAAGGTAGAGCAGATCGGTCATATTGACGTCGTTCTGGTCGATGAAGCCCACCTCATGCCTCGCAACTCAGAAACGCAGTATGGGAAGCTGATCGAAGGCCTGCGCGCCATCAATCCAGATCTGAAGCTGGTCGGCCTCACGGCCACGCCTTATCGCTTAGGCGAGGGGCTTTTGACGGAAGGTGACGGCGCGCTTTTCGACGACATCTGCTTTGAAAAGCCGATCGGCGAGATGATCGAGGAAGGTTATCTCTGCCGTCCTATCTCGAAGGGAATGGCAACCGCCTTCGACCTGTCGGGCGTCGGCAAACAGGGCGGCGACTACAAGCAGAACGCGCTACAGGCGGCCATCGACAAGGACGATATCACCGCTTCCGTGGTCGACGAGATCGTCACATACGGCACCGCATCGGGCGCTGAGCGTAAAGCTTGGCTTTGCTTTTGCAGCGGCGTTGAACATGCGCGACATATGCGAGACGAGATCCGCAGTCGCGGCTTTAGCTGCGAGACGGTGACTGGAGACACACCGACAGGTGAACGCGACCGCATTCTAGCTGACTTCAAGGCTGGCAAGATCCGCGCGCTGACGAACAATTCAGTTCTTACGACCGGCACGAATCTGCCGATCATCGACTTGGTCGCATTTTGTCGCCCTACCTTATCAGCGGGCCTTTATGTCCAGATGGCGGGTCGTGGCCTGCGTCTTTATCCCGGCAAGGAAAACTGCCTGTTTCTAGACTTCGCTGGCGTCGTTCGCAAGCACGGCCCTATAGATGCGGTCACGCCTCCGGGGATGAAGAAAGGCGACGGGGAGGCACCAGTGAAGCAATGCCCGCAAGAGCCTGACGATCGTGGTCTAGTAGGTTGCGGCTCGCTAATTCACGCATCGCTGCACACCTGCCCGGATTGCGGATACGAATTCCCGGTCGATGAAACGCCGAAGATTTCTGCGCAGGCCGAAGACGTGCCGATGTTGTCGAAGGACAACGCCAGCACCCGCCAGGTGGAGCGCCGCACCTTCGCATACCACGAAGGCAAGGGCGGCAAGCAGGACAGTGTGAAGGTGTCCTACTGGGTAGGCATGTCACCGATCAACGAATGGCTCGGCCCTGCGCATACCGGCTTCTTTAAGTCGAAGTCAGACAGGTGGTGGCGAAAGCACGGCGGTCAGGCGCCTTTCCCGAAAACCGTGCTGGAATTCATGGAGCGTCAGAATGAATTGCTGCCGACCTCCGAAATCGTCGTGAAACCGAACGGCAAATACTGGGAAGTTGTCGACGCTATTGCAGGCGCTGCGAATGACAACGCGCCAGAGGCGAGCAACGACAATGTGCTGACGCCCACCTACGCGCGAGTGTCTGCTGGGCTGGCTGAAATATTGGACGACGATATTCGGTTTTAGGAAGTTCCGCATCGCGCGCTTGGGCGGGGGGCTTAGGGACGCGCGATGCGAATGCATTCCTAGGAGGAGTGCACCGCCAAGATAGGGTTACATTAGTGATTGACGAAATAACAGAATGTAACGGTTGCTAACATTTGGCATTGCAACCGCAAAATAGAAAAGCCCGCTTCGCGATTGGGAGGAGGAGCGAAGCGGGCCGATCTGACAAGCGCGACTGGGAGGAGGAGTGTCGCGCTTAAGGTCCAGTTTCTGGGAGGAGGAGTGAAACTGAACGAGGCGTAGATAGGTCCACCGCCCGTGCGTTGCAAGGGTAAAAATCGCATAGCTGATATGCAGGGAAAATTAAAAAACCGCCCGGCAGCGGACGGTGCGCGCCTGGGCGGTCTAACTCCCTCCCAAGAGTTGGGCGAATATACATAAACAATCGCCGCATGCAACAGTTAAAACCAAGTATTAATTACACTAAAACAGTGGGATTAAGTTTTAACAAAATAAACCAATCCATTAACGGGATGCGCCGCGAGGCGTGTTAACTTACCTACCGCTGCTTATCGCAGCAAAACCGACCACCGAAACACGAGGATTAACAATGCAGAACAAAGCCGACAACGCGAGAGCGCAGAACTATCTGGCCTATGATGTTACCGTGCTGGAACGGGAATTCGCCGACTTGGTTGCGGCATACCCAGAACTGGCCGAAGACGAGGAACTGCGCGCCGACACAATCGAAGGCGAGACGGACGCCTACCGCGTGCTCGGTAAGACTGTGGCCATCGAGCGCGATGCCAACAGCATGTTGTTGGCAATTGGAGAGCGCGCCAAGGACTTGGCAGCGCGAAAGGATCGATACACGAGACGCAAGGACGCCATGCGGGCCTTGTTGCTGCGTCTGTTGAAGGCTGCCGACCTCAACAAGGTCAGCCTGCCGGAGGCGACCGTGAGTATCGGTAAGGGCCGCGCAGGGGTTGAGATTGTAGACGAAAGCTTGCTGCCTGATAACGTCGTGAAGCTAAAGCGCGAGCCGGACAAGACGGCGATAAAGGCGGCGCTCGACGCTGGCGAAGATGTGCCTGGAGCTGCGCTGCGGGAGGGTCAGCCAAGCGTTACTGTGAGGGCGGCTTAAATTCCGAGGTGGTGACGATATAGGATTTGAACCTAACGGACGCTTCCGCTTAGCATTGGAACGGGCCACATCGCGGCGCCTGCCCTGAGGAATTTCCCGCTCTTCCTCACGCTTCGTCACCAAATGCAGACAAAATGTAAAATGTGACCCTGTCAACACCCCGCCAGCCACCAACTGGCGGGTTACCACCACGAAACACGAGGAGCAGATATGTCCTACGAGGATCTATTGGCGCGTAAAAGCGCTGATGTGCCTTTGCGCGGACTTTCAAACATTCCCAAGTTGCACGACGGCATGTTCGCTTATCAGCGCGACGTGACTGAATTCCTTCTTGGTGTGGGCGGAGGTGCCGCATTCCTTGATACCGGGCTTGGGAAGAGCTTTGTTGCTCTCGAATGGGCCCGGGTAGTCGCTGAGCATACGGGCAAGCCTGTCCTAATGCTTGCCCCGCTCGCAGTTGCGCCGCAACACGTCAGGGAAGCCAAAAAGTTCGGATATGACGCTGCGCAGGTTGTGCGCTCCCGCGATGAGGTCGGCCCGGGGATTAACGTCACCAACTATGCCAAGATCGACCACTTTGACGCTGACGCGTTCGGCGGTGTGGTCTTGGATGAATCCAGTATCATCAAGAACTTCACTGGGCAGACAACGCGTAAGATGATGGCCATGTGGTCGGGCACACTCTATCGGCTTGCCTGTACGGCGACGCCAGCGCCGAACGATCATATGGAGTTAGGCCAGCATTCGCAGTTTCTGGGAGTAATGCAATCGAATGAAATGCTGACCCGCTGGTTTATTGCCGACCAGACCAATATGGGTCGCTACCGCTTGAAAGGTCACGCTGTTAAGCCATTCTGGAATTGGGTGGCGAGCTGGGCCCGGTGCATATCAAAGCCATCTGACCTTGGCTACTCGGATGATGGATTTGAGCTGCCGCCATTGGAAACGTTTAAGCACGAAATTCGAGCTGATGTATCCGTCGATGCCGGTGACCTTCTTTTCAGAATTCCTGATACGAGCGCGACCGCTATTCACAAGGAAAAGCGACTGACTGCCGATGCGAGGGCCGAAGCCATTGCGGAGCAAGTCAATTCCGAAAATGGAGAGCCTTGGATCGTTTGGTGCGATACCGATTACGAGGCTGACGCGCTGACCAGCCGCATTCCTGGAGCCGTCGAGGTGCGGGGCTCTATGTCCGACGCGGTAAAGGAGGAAAGGCTCGTTGGGTTCAGTGAAGGAAGCATCAGGGTACTTGTCAGTAAGCCCTCAATAGCTGGCTTCGGCCTGAATTGGCAGCATTGCGCGCGAATGGCATTTGTCGGGCTATCCTTCAGCTATGAGGCTTTTTATCAGGCGGTTCGCCGCTGTTATCGCTTTGGTCAGACGCGCCCGGTGCATGTTCACATCGCACTTGCCGACACCGAACGCGCGATCTGGGACACGGTCAACCGCAAAAGCGGCGATCATGAACTGATGAAGCGCGAAATGTACGCCGCCATGCGGCGAGCGCACGAAAAGCGACAAGTCAAAATCGATTACCAGCCAACACAGCCAATTGCCTTGCCAACATGGCTCACAGGAGTATCAGCATGACTTTTGTTCTCGATCAATCATCCGGTGAAAAGTGGGCCGCTTACAACGCCGATTGTGTGCCTTTTACAGCCGGTCTTCCTGATGGCTCGATTGATTTCAGCGTATATTCCCCGCCGTTTTCGTCACTTTATATCTACTCCGAGAGCGTCGCCGACATGGGTAACTGCGCATCCGATGACGAATTTTTCGAGCAATATCGCTACCTAGTGCGCGAAAAGCTGCGCGTCACTCGACCGGGGCGACTTACCGCCATCCACGTCAAAGACCTAGTTTACTACCAAAACAGCAGTGAACGTGGCACGGCCGGGCTGCGCCCTTTCTCCGACGACTGCACCCGGCTGCACATAGAGGAAGGTTGGGATTTCCATTCGCGAATCACAATTTGGCGCGATCCGGTGCGCGAGATGCAAAAGACCAAGGCACATGGCCTGCTTTGGAAGACGTTGCGCGCCGACAGCACTTTCAGCCGCATGGGTCTGCCTGAATATCTGCTGGTTTTCAGAAAGTGGGCCAAACCGGGTGAGGAAGTCGTACCGGTAACTCACACCAAGGAGAGCTTTCCAGTCGAAGAATGGCAGGATCATGCTTCGCCAGTTTGGAATTTCAGTAAGCAGGATTTGCCAGAAACTGATGTACTCAACGTCAAGGTTGCGAGATCTGATAAGGACGAAAAGCATCTCTGCCCCATGCCTTTGAATATCACTAAGCGCGCGTTACGCATGTGGTCCAATCACGGCGACAGGGTGTTTTCACCTTTTATGGGGATTGGCTCGGAAGGGTACGTTTCGCTTCAGGAAGGACGGCGCTTTGTTGGAACAGAACTCAACCCGAATTACTTCCGCCAGGCAGTGAAGAATCTGACCGAAGCCGCAGCTTACAGCGAAGCACCTACGCTTTTCGTATCCAACGACAACAACCCGGAGGCTGCAAATGCAGCCTGACGATGTGTGTGCTGTCTGCTCCCGCCACGCCGTAGGTCTCGGCGTGCAGGCAGACCGCGAGCCTATCCGCTGGCTGTGCAAGGAATGCGCTGACATTGCCGAGCATATTCGGCATCGGCGTCGGTTGGATCCTTACGAGCTGCGCGCCCTTGATACCGGCGTCGAGGCGGTCGGGGAATACTTACAGTCCATCCAAAAAACCGACCTCAAGGACATGGATGAACTAGAGGCACGCATGCTGGTGAAAGCCGCGTGGGAAGGCTGCGGGCGGGGGATGCGGGAAGCGTTGAAGGAGGCGCCGTTTTGAAACGCCCGCCAACGACAATCACTGCAGAGTATCGTTGATGAGAGGTGCGTTAAGGTGATTTAGGAGGCAGGCTACACAATCGGCTTGCCACCTTTTCAGACCACGCTGGGCCACGCTGTCAACATCTGCAACCTCACCGGTGACATTGTCAACCACGGACCAAGTGCCATCGCGCACGGATCTCATACTGAATCGGGCTAATGCCATGGGTTTCCCCCTTGGTAGACATTAATAATGATACCACGGCTGCCTGACATAAAGAAGTCACATCAAAAACGCCGAGCTCATTGCAGTGTAACGCTTAGACCTTCTGCGTGAATTCGGTTCATCAGAGCTAGCGCTGCTTCGGCTTCATCGATTTCGAGGTCTCTGAGATAAGCCTTGTGCAATTTGGCAACTTGGTCGGTTTCCGTATCCATTACCGACCAGGTGCCGTTGCTCATTCTCTTCAATTCATACCGGCTTTTGGACATTTCCAAGCTCCAATAAGGAAGAACGATGGAAAATAACATCCAAGTGTTTTCGGGTGAAGACCCAATGCTCGACGTCGCCCTGTCCTACACAGCGCGCAACTGGGCTGTTTTCCCCTGCCGTGCCGCTGACGAGGAGTTCGTCGACGAAGACGGTCTTATCGAAATCCTCGCTACAAAAACTCCGCTGACTTCAAATGGTTTCCGTGGCGCGACGCTGAATGAGCGCATCGTTCGTGAGCTTTGGCGTCGCAATCCCGGCGCAATGATCGGAGTGCCGACCGGAGCGCCTATCGGCGCGTGGGTGCTGGATATTGATCCAAAGCACGGCGGTCCGGATACGCTCGCAGCACTTGAGGCCGAGCATAGCTCGTTACCAGCCACACTCACGGCCGAAACAACGAGCGGCGGCCGTCATTACTTCTTCAAGCACAAGGCTGGCGTACGCAATCGTGGTGCATTGGGCGCTGGCATCGATGTTCGCGGCGACGGTGGCTATGTCATTGCGGCTGGCAGTGTCCCTGCTGTAGGCCAGCCTTACCGCTGGCTGGTCGATATGGAGCCGGTAGACGCGCCAGACTGGCTGCTGGAGCTCGTCCTGCCCCGGTCATACGACAGCACGACCATGTATCCGGCACCATCGGTCTCGGGCACGATCAACGATCGGTATGTCGAGCGCGCGGTACAGTCTGAGCTCGACGACCTCGCCATGGAGCCGATGGGCAATCGCAACAACCGGCTGAACGACGCCGCATTTCGGATGGGAACGTTTGTCGGCGCCGGCGCTTTGTCGGAATCTGAAGCGCGGGCATTGCTGCAAGACGTGGCCCGCGGCTGGGGTAGGGATTTTCCCCGCTGCTGCAAGACTATCGACAATGGCTTGAAGGCTGGCAAGATGCATCCGCGTCAGGCGCCGGAAGCGGTCAATGACAATACAAAGCTCGTGGACATCACGCGCATGCTCGATAATGCACGGGCGAAGGTGGAGGGCGGAGAAGCCAACCCAGAAGAACTAGCGACAGCGGTTCGCATCGATCCTGAGAAGTTGCCGCCCATCGACGAAGAGCCCACCGACCAACCCATCCTTGCAGCCACGCCGTTCCAGTGGAAAGACCCGTCGACGCTGCCACGGCGAGAGTTTGCTTTCGGTCGGCACTTCATCCGCAAGTACGTCTCTGTGACCGTTGCGCCGGGTGGGCTTGGCAAGACTGCCAACAGTATCGTGGAAGCGCTGGCGATGGCGTCTGGCAAGGCGCTGAACGGTGTTAAGCCACCGCGTCGACTTAAGGTCTGGCTGTTCAACGTCGAAGATCCGCGCGACGAGCTCGAACGGCGCATCATGGCTGCGTGCATTCACTTCAACCTGAAGCCGGAAGACATCGACGGCCATCTGTTCCTCGACAGTGGCCGCGAGCAGGAACTGGTCGTGGCAATCGACGACAAGAAAGGCGTCAAAATCCAGGAGCCGATTGTCGAGGCGGTGGCCGAAACCATCCTCGCAAATGGCATTGACGTGATGATCGTCGATCCGTTCGTGTCGACGCACCAGGTCAATGAGAACGACAACGGCGCAATCGACAAGGTTGCGAAGCTCTGGGCGCAGATCGCGGACTACACGAACTGCTCCATTGACATCGTGCACCACCTGCGCAAGGTCAGTGAGCGCGAGGCTACCGTTGAAGATGCTCGCGGCGCTGTGGCTCTGATCGGTGCCGCTCGTTCCGTGCGCGTCCTGAACCGCATGTCGGAAGCGCAAGCTAACGAGGCAGGCATTCCCGGCATGGATCGGTTCGGCTACTTCTCGATCACATACGGCAAGTCGAACCTTACACCGCTGTCGCATCGGCTCGACTGGCGCCATATCGAAAGCGTGGCGCTTGGTAACGGGCGAGGGCTGACACAGCCGCAGGACCATGCACCGGTCGTCACCGAATGGCATTGGCCATCCAGCGAGGAGGTAGCCGAAGGTCTGACCGACGAGCAGAAAGATGCAATCCGTGGTGCTGTAAACGGCGGCATGTACAAACAGGCTCCGCAGGCCAAGGACTGGGTTGGTCACGCTGTGGCTTATGCGCTAGGGCTGGATGTCGACGACGAAGTGCAGAAGAAGCGGACCGGACTCATTACCAAGGCGTTATTCAAGGAAGGCTTCTTGGCGAAGGTCGAGGAGCGCGACCCGATACAAAGGAAGACTACGTCGTTTGTCAGGGCGGTTTAGGTGCGCGGGTAGCGCAGTACAAGGGAACGAAAAGCGGGGCTTTGGCTCCGCTTTTTTTTGGATGGATAGCTTTACTATCAGAGTATGCAATTACTATATTTTTTCGCCGCTAGTAACTTGGCACCACGCATTTATGCCTGTTTTACACACTACCTCTAATAGCAATGCTACAACTGGCATTACATAAATAACGGCCACGTTAAGGGCTGTTGCAATTGCCCCCGCAATTATCGATATTATGACCAGTCGTCCCTGGTCAAAAGTGTTTGTAATCTTCTCTCTTGTATCTTTGTACCTAGCATCTCCGCAAATTAAGCTTCGAAATTCTCTTAATAGTGCTTTGTAGTAGTTGTTTGAACCATTTCCGCCAAAGGGCGCAATATTACTATTGCTCGCACCGCTCCCCCAATACTCAGCAATATCATCTTCAGTCAACCCGGCACCAGTCTGTTCTCGAATTCGAGTTTGTTGGTATGTTGGTAGAGTCGCAATCCAATCGCCAGGCTTATAATTTTCAGAAAGCGCTTCAAGCATTTATCATTTCCTTGATATATTCAGCAGAGATGGCATGAGTAGTCTGGTTTAACGCCGCTGGATCCACGTTACCAATCAAAATAGTTCCGTTTCCAGATGGTCGATAACTACCCAAGATCATCGCGATAACATTGCGAGCGCCGTAATCACTAAATATAGGGCTTCCTGACTGCCCAGGTCGAGTGAGTACGTTTAGGACAAGATGTTTTCGTTTTGCACCACCACAGTCTAATATAACGCGAGCACCAATGGTTGACGTCTGGGCTGTCAGTACCATGCGCCCGTCAACACAATGGGGATACCCAAGGGAGAAAATTCCGTCCAATGGCTTGACAGTATCAGTTGAACGAAGATTACAAATCGGCCCAAACCTTTGACCTGCACACTCCAGAATTGCCACATCTGACGTTGCATCAAAGGATCGAATGACGGCAGGATTATATTGTACCTGACTATTGGTTGTATCCTGATACTCATTCAAGAAATCGCTGCTTTTAAAGACAACACACAGGCCATCCTCTTTCGCGGCAGTGATATGTGCGGCTGTAGCAACTAAGCTTTCACCGATTATAAAGCCCGTTCCTAACAGCTCCACGCCCATAGGGCTAACTCGTCCAATTGCAACTATCAAAACCTAACTCCCCCGGTAGATAACTAAGGTAATTGCATATGAGTCGAGTTGGTAAAGCAAGCTGCCTTCTGACCTGTTCACAATGGATGGTGCTTCCCGCAGTCCGCGTCGCAGGTGCGGCTGGGCAACTAATTGCAACCCGCTGTCACAATCAAAATACAACTTCTGATACTGCGCACTTCTTCTTGCGCACTTCTCGAAAAACCCTAAAAGAAGTTCGCAAATGCACGCTGCTTTTGGTGCGTAAGAGTTCTTATATAGAAACTTACGCACAAAGCGCGCGGCGCGCAGTTCTCGAGTTTTGAGAAGTGCGCACTTTTCCTGATTTTTGCCAATTCCGAAATACAACCTGATTTGAGGTTGGCGACAAGACGCCCCCGGTGAATGGTGTAACTGGAGGACCGCAAAGCGCCTTGCCCCACGGCAGGGTAACGTCTCAATTTCTGCAAGTCCATTAACACGACATTTATTGTGACACCCCACACTCCTCTTGCCGCTACCAACGGCATACCGCAATCAACGCGAGGAGCTCACATGGCACGCAACCGCACGCTCGCGCCTTCGTCTACGACCGCCACCACCACACAGATCACACGCATCAACGGCGCCCGTGTCAAAATCACCACCAAGGCCGGGAAGGTGACGACAAAGCCCGCCTTGCCGCTCGAATGGGAATTACAGGCGGCACAAATCACCAGCCTGCGCCGCCTGCCACAATACCAGCGCCAGTTCCTGCTGGCGGGAGACATGAACGCCAGCAAGCGTGGTCCAAGAGCCCAGGCTCAAGCAATTGCGACGGGAATGACCAGCGGTGAACCTGACCTCCGCATCTATGGCGAATACGGTCGCCTGCTGCTGATCGAGAGCAAGGTCGGCAAGGGAAGACTGTCACCAGCCCAGAAAGACCGCCACGCAGCCCTACAACGGCTTGGCTACACAGTTCTGGTCATTCGGGCCACCACAACGACAGAAGCCGCTGAGCGGGCCGTTACGGCGGTTCTGGGGTGGCTGGCAGAGGCTCACACCGCCAAGGCCGCCTAACCAACCAAACCAAAACACGAGGATGACATATGAGAATTCAAAAAGCTGGTGATATTTACCTGAATGAAATTGGCTCGCCCGTTCGATCGTATCAGCGTTCTTTTGAGTATCGGGATATTTCGGATGGCGCGCTGAAAGCCGTTGATGATCTGATGCTGGAAATTGACGCACATCAGTTCGTCAACGAGACAAGTGCGCGAAGGATTGGATTTGTTGATGGGCATTCCCGACAATACGACGCTTCTAACGATAATTCGCAGGATCCGTTGAACGAGTATCACCCACGCATGAAGGGTGATCACGAATATCGAACCGACACCAGGTTTGAACGCGATGAAAACGGGAAGTATACGCTTCGTGCAGTGGTGCCGACAAAAGAAGATGAAAAGCCGAAGATTATCCGCACACCTGAAGATCGAGCATCTGGCCGGAATTTCTTAGCAACCAAGAAAACCAAGGCGGAGCGGTTGCGTTCCCGAATGCGAAAGAAAATCGAAAAACGCCAATCCATTGGTGATCCGAACTGCGTTCAATCGCGCGATGAGGATTTCCCGCTCCTTGCGGTTCTGCGCAGGGATAAGCGTGCCGATCTGATTGCAGCAGTTTTACAGTATCGTCAGATGGTGGCGCTGTGTGAATCCGAGCCTTTGAAGGGCCAGAGCTATGGCGGGGCTGATGGCTCGGCTACGGTGTTTTATTCAAACTTTGAAGAGGGGGAACTGGTACACTCGTCGAAGGTTCGGCGGTCTAAATCCGCTTATGATATTCCTGCGGTTCGTATTCGAGCATCAGTTATCAACGATCGAGGGGAGCAAGTGTCAGGTCGAACCGAGAGCCTGCACGTTAAACTAAACGAGGACACGCTCGCTGACTATATCGACAAGAAGCCCGTACTGGCACGCATCAGGTCGGCCCTGGGTGCTTTACTCGACCCGGTTGAAGACGCCGTTCTCGGTGGGCAGACGTTGGGTGCGATTGGTGAGCAAGATGGGCACTCTGGTCGAGCCGCCGAGATTTCAGGAAAGGCCCTTGTTTATCGCGGACTTACTGTTCTGGAGGGATTTATGGGGAACATGAATTTGCTGCCTGCAAATAATAACTATTTGACGAATAACAAGAAAATAGCCTGACCGTCGGTAACGCGCACTCAAGTCACCTATGGGTGAGAAGATACAAAAAGATTGGCCCGCCGTGTGCGGGCCTTTTTATTGGGCGTTCTATGCCCCCCGGTCCACGACCGGGTAACTATTCCAGCGCCGTTTCTCCTCCGGCTGCTGGTTCGGCGGGTTGAGCCTATTGCGGTAGGCTCCCCGCCGATTGTGTTTTACCGGTAACGGCTACCTCGGCCCTTCATGAGCATGCATGCAACCAAGGCCACCAGACCAACAGAAGCCCATGCGGATGCTGTGCCGGGATTTTCGCGTGCGTATTGCACAGCACGTTGACCATGTTCACGTGCGCCTTCGGCAAGCACATTCATGGCATCTTTCGTGGACGCAAGCGCGTCGTCGGTTGCGTCGGATAGATTCCCGAGATGATCTGACAGCCGCGACGATAGGCTGCTGATTTCCTTGCGCAGTGCGTCGATCTGTTCGGAAAGCATGCCTTCGGTGGTCTGAGCCATTTCATTCTCCTTTTGAATTACGAGGAGAGAACGGGAATGTGCATTCAATTGTTCCATTCAATTTCAGCGGGCGAGAGCGCTGGTGTGCTCGCCGGTCTCATAAGCCGGATATGATCGGTTCGATCCCGATGCCCGCAACCAATTAGGATTGACATGGCAAATCGCAAGCAGCGCGGTGAAAGCGCCTCTTGGCAGCATCTCTATAAGAGAGCACGTTGGCTTAAGATGCGCGAGCGTCACCTTATGCAGTCGCCACTCTGCCTCTATTGCCTCGAGGCTGGCGACGTCGAACCCGCCACAATTTGCGACCATCGCACTCCTCATAAAGGAAAAGAAGACCTCTTCTGGGATACCGACAATCTCATGTCCCTTTGTAAGTCGTGTCATGATCGGATCAAACAGCGTGAAGAGCGCGGAGAGACCGTCGTGCGGTTTTCTGCGGACGGGTGGCCAATAGGATGAGCCCCCGGGGGGATCAAAAAGCGTGCGTGTCCGCAGGTACAGGAGCGGCGGGGAACTCGAAAGCGTTATCCCGCAAGTTTTGAAGTTTATTTTTGACAGGTGATATTTATGGGCGCCAGGGGTCCAAGGCCCGAAACGCCCGAAATGCAAGCGCTGAAGGGCAACCCGGGCAAACGAAAGAAAAGGGCGGCATCAATCCGTCCTTCCGGCGATGTCTACATCCCGAATTATCTGGATGACGACGCTCGCGAATGCTTCGAGATGATCGTTTCGGCCATGCCGCCAGAAACCTACGCCGCTACGGATGCTGGCGGCATCGCTGTTTATGCTGCGGCATGGGCCGACCACAAACGCGCGACTGAAGCACTTAAGACAGTACCGGCACTCGTTGCTGGTTCCACCGGCAATCTAACCGTGAATCCTTGGTTCAAGATCAAGAACGAAGCAGCTCGCATCATGATGAGCATGGGCGACAGGTTGGGCCTTGATCCAAAGGCACGTGCGGCTTTGACGCCGCAGAAGGAAAAGCCGAAGAGCAAATTCGCCGGGCTTATCGGCGGGGAGAAGTGATAATCCGTGAGTTTACAGCGGCCTGATTGGGCAAAGCGCGGACAAGGCGTCGACCAAGCAGGGCTGGACCGCGCGGAACAGGTTATCAAGTTCATCGAACTGCTGCGCGTCCCCAGCGGTGAGGGTCAAGGCGGGCCTATGCGGCTTCGTCCTTGGCAAAAGCAGTTCATTCTGGATTTGTATGCACCGCACGCGAACGGTAATCGCCGTGTTCGCCGCGCGATTCTCTCGGTTGCTCGTAAGAACGGCAAGACAGCGATTATCGCTGCAATCGCATTGGCTCATCTCATTGGCCCGGAAGCCATCAAGAATGGCGAAATCTATTCTGCCGCAAATGACCGCGAACAGGCGGGGCAGGTGTTCAAGTTTCTGCGTCAGCTAATTGATGCCGACGAGGAGCTTTCACAGGTTCTCGACATCGTGCCATCGACAAAGACGGTGGTTTGCAAGCAAAACGGTTCGTTCTATCGAGCGCTGTCGGCGGACGCCGGTACTAAGCATGGTTTGAACCCGTCTGTCTGGATTTATGACGAACTGGCACAGTCGCGTAATCAGGAACTCTACGAGGTAATGAACACTTCGCAGGGCGCCCGAAAAGAGCCGCTGGGCATAGTGATTTCCACACAGTCGCCAGATCCTGAGCACCCGCTTTCAAAATTGATCGACGATGGCTTGGTCGCAAATGATGCCACTGTTCTTGTCCATCTTTATTGCGCCCACGACGAAGCGGAAATTATGAACGAGGATGCGTGGAGGGCGGCGAACCCGGCGCTGGGAGACTTTCGTAGTGTCGAAGACCTGAGCGCGCTGGCTATACAGGCAAGCAGAATGCCGTCGATGGAAGCCAGCTTTCGGAACCTCTATCTGAATCAGCGCGTCGACCAGAATTCGCCGCTTATCCCGCGTTCTGAGTGGAAGGCCTGCCAAACCGGCGACACGCTAATGCTGGGCGAAGATATCTATCTCGCGCTCGATCTGTCTGGCGTGCACGATCTTACGTCACTGGTCGGCATATCCGCTGCGGTTGGCGAAGAACGGGTGAAGGCCTGGCACTGGAAGCCGCATGATTTCCTGTTTGATCACGCCAAGCGAGATCGTGCCCCATATGACTTGTGGGCGAAAGACGGCTGGCTCGAAACACCGCCCGGCCGTGCGATTGACTATTCCTATGTAGCCAGCCGCATCGCTGAAATCCGTGAGGACTATTCCATTCGCGGATTGGCATACGACCGCTGGCGCATCGAACAGCTACTGGTCGAATTCCAGCGGATCGGCGTCGACGCTTATATCGACGGCAAGGACAAGCCTTTCGACGGCGCGCTGCGGTTGGTGCCGTGGGGTCAAGGCTATCGCGATATGTCGCCAGCAGTAGAAGCGCTTGAGGCGTCATTTATCCATCGGCGCTTCAAGCACGACGGAAATCCAGTGCTAGCCTTTTGTTTTGCCAATGCAATCGCCGTCTCTGACGCCAGTGGCAATCGCAAACTCGACAAGAGCAAGACACGCTTTCGTATCGACGGTGCAGTAGCGACCGCAATGGCAGCAGGGCTCAAGGCTCGCGAGGTTGAGCCTGAGCAAGTCGAGTCCGTCTACAAGAAACGCGGCATCCGAATGGCCGGCTAATCGGAACAAGGAAAGATATGGGTATTTTAGACCTGTTCCGGTCCAAACCGGAGGCAGCGCCTTCGGTCGCGCCGAAACGAGCGCCGCGAGCTGACTGGCAATATTTTGACGGCTTGGATGATCCAAGGCTGGCCGCCTTTATTGGCGGAGGTGCCGAAACTGCAAGCGGGATGGCGGTAACGCCGAAAGCTGCGTTGTTCAATACAACGGTTTTTCGCTGTGTCGACCTCATCTCGGGCAGTATTGGGATGCTGCCTTTCTACCTGATGCACAAGGACGGGAAGGGGCGACTTCACCCAGCCGATGATCATTCTCTGTTTGATGTTCTTCTTACGCGGCCGAATAACTGGCAGACGGCGTATGAATTCCGCCGACAGCTGCAGTCGCATGCACTGACCTACGGTAATGCATACGCCCGTATTGTTCGAAGCGGTAGGCGCGTGGTTGCGTTGCAGCCTTTGCACCCGACGAATGTCACCGTCGAGCAGAAAGACGACCTGACCGTCATCTACAAAGTCGTCTTGAAGGGCGGTCGATATGTCGAGCTGCCCCAGTCGGAGGTTTTCCATCTCCGCGATATGACCGACGATGGTGTTATCGGCCTTTCTCGCGTCCAGCAGGCAAAAGAAGCCATTGGCCTTGCCATGCAGACCGAGAAAGCCGCCGCTCGCCTGTTTAAGAACGGTACTATGGTCGGCGGTGCGCTCACGCATCCCGGCAAACTCGGCGACCCTGAGTTTAAAAACCTCGACACTAGTCTCAAGGAAAAGTTCTCCGGTGCGGAAAACGCGCACAAGTGGCTGATCCTTGAAGAAGGCATGAAGGCCGAGCCGTTCTCGCAGACGGCAAGAGACAGCCAGCAGATCGAGACCAGAAATCATCAGATCGAAGAAGTCGCACGTGCTTTTGGTGTGCCGCGACCGCTTTTGATGATGGATGACACTTCCTGGGGCAGCGGCATTGAAACCCTTGGCCAATTCTTCGTTCGCTATGGCTTGGCGCCGTGGTTCATCGCTTGGGAGCAGGCGGTTTCTCGGTGCCTGCTGACCCGCGAAGAGCGTCGGACCTATCAGGCTGATTTCGATGAGCGCGAATTGCTTCGCGGTTCGATTAAAGATCAGGCCGAATTCCTAGCTAAAGCCTTGGGTTCAGGTGGCTCCAGACCGTGGATGTCCCAAAATGAAGCCCGCGATTATGTGGGCTTGAGCCAGAGCGACGATCCAGACGCGGACAGCCTCAAAAATCCAATGACGCAGCCAGAAACTGGCCGCTCTCCTTCAGGAACACGCAATGAGCCTTAACAGAACGCCGGTTGCTGCCGTTGCGCGACCGAAGTCTTATCAGTGGGATGTGCCTCTCTCCGCCTTAGAGCGGTGGGAGAGTGCTCCACAAGCGGCAGAAGCAGACGATCCGAACACGATTTCGATTTTTGACGTGATCGGGGAGGATTATTGGAGCGGTGGCGGGTTTACGGCCAAGCGAGCCGCCGCCGCGCTTCGATCCATCGGGAAAAATCCGGTTACCGTGAACGTGAATTCGCCAGGCGGCGACATGTTCGAAGGGCTGGCGATTTACAATCTACTCGCAAGCCATCCCGGCGAAGTCACTGTCAATGTGATGGGTTATGCGGCGTCTGCGGCATCAATCATCGCTATGGCCGGTGACAGAGTGGTCATGTCGACCGGCTCGATGATGATGATCCATCGAGCGTGGGGTCTCGCTATCGGCAATACGCACGATTTCGCTGATGCTGCGACGCTTTTCCAGTCCTTCGATAGTTCGATGGCCGATATCTACGCTATCCGCACAGGACTGGCGCAAGACGAAGTGCTTTCTCTGTTGGATGGCCCGTCAAAGGCGTCGGACGGCACTTGGCTTTCAGCTGATGAGGCCATCGAAAAGGGCTTTGCGGACGAGAAGGGCGCCGGAACTGCTAAGCCCGACGCAAAGGCCGAACTTCCCGCACATATTGCAGCGATGCGCCGGATTGACCGGGCGTTGGCTGCCGCAGGTGAGACGCGCCGTTCGCGTACTCAACTTCTCCATGAAATTCGAGGCGAGCGCGATGCCGCCGAGAACGCCACGCGCGACGCTGGCAAGACCAGAGCCAAAGACATGACCGGCATCAAGGCCGCTCTTGTCAGCACAACCAATATTCTTTCCAAGGGATAACCAAATGGAACCCGATGAAATCAAGGCGCTCATTGAAGCGCAGGGCCGCGCATTTGAAGCGTTCAAGGCAGAACACAGCGCAGCTCTTAATGACGTAAAGAAGGGCACGGAAGATGTCGTTCGCACCGAAAAGGTGGATCGCATCAATGCCACTGTCAGCGACCTTCAGGCTGCCCTCGATGAGCAGGCGCAGAAGCTCGCCGCTCTCCAGACTGCCGGTGCATCCAAGCCAGGCGATGCCGTCAAGAATGCCGAATATACCAAGGCATTCGATCGCTTTTTCCGCAAGGGCGATGAGGCAATTATCGACGCATTCATTCAGGCCAACCCACAGGCCGCGATGAGCGTCGCAGTTCCAGAAGACGGCGGTTATACGGCTCCGACCGAATGGGACCGCACCATTACCGACAAGCTGAAGATCGTTTCTCCGATGCGCGGTATCGCTTCGGTCATTCAGATTTCTGGTAACGGCTTCTCCAAACTCTACAACGACCGCGCTACGGCGTCGGGCTGGGTAGGTGAATCCGCTGCACGTCCTGAAACCCCGGCTGCAAAGTTCGCCGAGGTGAAGTTCAACACCGGCGAAATCTACGCCAATCCTGCGGCAACGCAGCGCCTGCTGGATGATTCCGAAATCAACCTCGAAAACTGGCTTGCCGGTGAAGTCGAGACTGAGTTCGCCTATCAGGAAGGCATCGCGTTCGTTTCCGGCAATGGCACCGACAAGCCCAAGGGTCTGCTGACCTATACGGCGGCGAATTCGCACCCTTGGGGCGCAATCCCGACCGTGAATAGCGGTGACGCAGCCGGTCTTACGACCGATGGCCTCATTGATCTGGTCTACGACCTGCCAAGTGAGCGCACTCCGAATGCGCGGTTTACTATGAACCGCAAGACGCAGGGCGCCATCCGTAAACTGAAGGACGGTCAGGGTAATTACATCTGGCAGCCGGGTCTGGTTCTGGGCCAGCCAGCAACGGTCCTTGGCTTCCCGGTCAGCGAGCTTGCTGCAATGCCGGACATTGCCGCTGACGCCATCCCGGTTGTCTTCGGTGATTTCCAGCGCGGCTATCTCGTGGTTGATCGTATGGGGATTCGCATCCTTCGCGATCCGTACACCAACAAGCCTTTCGTGCAGTTCTACACCACGAAGCGCGTAGGCGGCGGCGTGACTGATCCGACGGCCCTGCGTTACCACAAGATCGCAGCTGCTTAACAATACAAGGGCGCCTTCGGGCGCCCTTCATACAGGAGGCGCTGATGGAAGTGCGTGTTGCGAAGGCATTCAAGGCGGTGCCTGAAGGCGAGGTTTATCCCCGCCAGTTTGAGGTTGGCGATACTGTGACTGGTCGCATGGCCGACCTGGCGCGAACGCTGGGCTGCGTCGCAGACGAGCCTGCCAAGAAGAAGGGTTTCGACCGTGGCGGTGGATCTTGATCGGTTAAAGCGACATCTTCGAATTGAATTCGATGATGAGGATACGGAGCTTGTAGGTTATTTAGCCGCCGCTCAAGGGTCTGTGTTGCGCTATATGAACCGCGATGCCGTTCCCGCAGGCGCTGAATCCGAGGTGGATGCGGCTATCCTGCTTATTGCGGGAGACCTATACGAAAACCGCGAGCGACAATCGATTGTTGAACTGTTCGAAAACAGGTCAGCGCGCTGGCTCCTTGATCCGTATAGGCTGTTGCGGATTTAATAAAAGAAGTGCAGCCAACGGGCTGCACTTTTAGATTTTAATCCTGCCATTTCTGACGTGAATACCAGTCATTGACTTCGGATTTCACCCGGTCCTTCTCAATACCGTAGCGCTCCTGGATCTTACCTTCCAGTTGCTCGCGGCGACCGTTGATCTGATCCAGATCGTCATCCGTGAGCTTGCCCCACTGCTCCTTCACGCTTCCCTTGAACTGCTTCCAGTTTCCTTCGACGCGGTTCCAATCCATGAGATATTCTCCGTTTTGGTTAAGGGTATCTATTCCTTAACTCCTGACAGCAGGAATGGTTCGGCAACTGGATCAAAAATTTCGCGAGGTGCTTAATGCCCTGGCTCCACTTCACAGCCACGTACGACTTCATCCCCGTTCCCGCTCTGACCATCCGCTATCCGGCAGGCTACGTCGGTCTAGTGACAACGCCTTGCGCTAATCGTGCCATCGCTGCTGGCAAGGCCGAACGACTTCCAACTCCTACAAAAGACGAGGCTGAAGCATGGCGAAGCACGCAGGTGCCGGCAGCCTGAACTGCCGTTTGACGTTTCAGGTTAGACAGGAAGTGGATGACGGATTCGGTGGAACACGCGGTGAATGGGTCGACCAGTTCACTATGCCGGGAAGGCTGGAACCGCGTTACGGCAGCAATGCAGAAAGCATCATGGCGGCGAGAATGCAGTCCATGCAGCCGTACAATCTGACCATTCGCAGCAGCGAGCAGGCCCGCATGATTACGGCGTCTTGGCGGGCATACGACGCTCGGGCTGGGAAGACTGGGGACAAGCCAAACCGCGTGTTTGGGATCAAGACCATCGTCAATCCAGACGAACGCGGGCAGTACATTGAGATGCTGGCGATTGAAGGCGAGGAAACGTGATGGCTCGCAGATCGACAATTATCGGGCTGGTCGCGCTAGATAAAAAGCTCAAACAACTTCCAAAAATCGCGAAGGAAACCATCAAGGCAGCGATGGAAGATGGCGCCAATCAAATCGTCGAAATGATGAAGTCATTGGCACCAGATGACAGTGGTGATCTTCGAGACAGTATTGGCTGGACGTGGGGAAAGGCCCCCAAGTATTCGACTGTTCTGGCACTAGCGAAATCCAGCCTTGCCGGTGATTTGACCATCACGATCTATGCTGGGAATTCGAAGGTGCGTTATGCGCATCTTGTAGAATTCGGGACCGCACCGCACATTGTCGGCGGCATGTTCGCGGGCGCGCAACATCCGGGCTCGAAAGCATCTCCGTTTTTCTTTGTTTCATGGAGAGCCAACCGGAAAAAGGTCAAGAGCCGAATACGGCGCGCGATTACGCAATCAGCAAAGCAGGTGGCGTTCATTGGATCCAGTACTTGAGCTTCAAGGCGCGGTCATCCAGCGTCTTCGCAGCAATACTTCCCTTGTCGCCTTGATAGGTCAGCGCAGTTACGACAACCCTCCGACGAATGATCAGGGGCAGGTTGCGCCGTCAATCTTCCCATATGTCAGTATCGGACCATCCAGCATTCAGGCGGACGATGCCTACTGCATTTATGGTCATGATATCGTGTTCCAATTGGACGCGTGGTCGCTGGAACTTCCACAAAAACAGATGCGCGACATCGCGAATGCGGTGCGACTAGCACTCAGAGACTGGGAGCCAACCTTGTCCAACAACGCCTTGGTGTCGTTTGAACACTGGCGAACTGATTACATCAGGGATGGCAACGTAAACCACGCCTCCATCCGCTTCACGGCCTTTATCGAGCAGCCGTAACCCACCCCTAAAAAACTATTCATGGCCGCCCTCTGGGTGGCCTTTTTCGTATGGAGGCCAGTTTGGCTAGACCTGTTACTGCCCGTTTCGGCAAGTTCCTCGTACTGCTTGGCGACGGCGAAACTCCTGAAACGTTTGCTATGCCGTGCGGCTTTACCTCAAAGTCGCTCAATCTTTCCAACAATCTCACCGAAGTCGAAATTCCTGATTGTGACGATCCTGACGCGCCTTTTTGGACGTCGCGCGATATCCAGTCTATGACGGCTTCGATCAGTGGCGAAGGCGTCCTTGCTGCTGAAGCCATTCCGACTTGGTCGGCTGCTCGTCAGAATATGGACGGCGTTTCGGTCCGTATCGAAGTCGAGTTTTCCAGTGGCAAGCTGGCCTATGAAGGCAAGTTCAAGTTCGAATCGTTCGAAATTGGAGCTGAAAACGGTGGACGCGTTACCGTTACGGTTTCGATGCAGTCTGACGGCGAAGTCACCGAAACCTGGACGCCAACTCCATAATGGCTAGGGACGCGAGCATTAAGCTTCCTTTCGGTGCCGAGGTGAGAACTTTTCGCCTCGGTATCGAGCAGTTAGTGAAGCTTCAAGAAGATCTTGATATGGGGCCATACGTACTTTGGGATCGTATGAGAAGCAGGCCCCGCCTGACCAATAGCCATCATATCGAAGAAAATGGCGAAGTGTCTAAGGTTGTTATCGGCCTTGATGGGGAAATCGATCCACCGGCATTGCCGCCGCTTTGCGGTGTAAAGGAAATTCGGGCCATAATTCAACATGGTCTTGAAGGCGGCGGGATGGCGGTTCGCGACGCATCGAGCTTGATACGATCTGTCCTCGGCAACGTACACCGAGATGAAGACAGGCTTATAGCAATCGCTATCCTTTCCGTTGCGATCTATGGGGCGCTTGACGAAAAGCCGGGGGAGCAAGAAGCGGCAAATCAGGAGATCCAATCGACGATCTTCCAAACGGAAAGATCAGATTTGCCGCAATCTACGGCAACGGCGTAGCAATAGGCCTGTCGGTATCCGAGATTAAATCCATGTCCATGTGGGAATACATGGCAGCATTGGACGGCTACGCAAAAGTGCATTGCCCGAAAGATGATGGATCGATGTCAGATGAAGATCGAGATGTATTGTGGGAAATGGTGCAGGAGCGGAGTTAATGGAGTGGTTAAATCTTCCCCACCAGTGGCTTTGCTTCATCTAATAAATTGCCCAGTCCATTATTCTTAAAGTCATCATCTGTCAGATATTTGTTTTCTAAGCATTTGACAGCGTGAATAACACGCCAATCCTGCGTGAAATTCTTAGATTTAAGTTCAGACATCATCAAATCGCACACCCGCTTCTCCGCGTGCGTGTTGGCTAGTTTCTGTTCTTCTCGCCGCTGATACTCGCCCAAAAAGAAATACACGACAAACGCTATAATCGCGACGCAAGCAGCGCCCACCAGTGCCTTCATTGTCGCCTCCTAGCCCACTTTCACGCTTTTATCAGGACATCGCGGCCAATGGCAACAGACCTTGAAAGGCTGGTGGTCCAGCTATCAGCTGACATCAAGTCGTACCAAAACGCGCTCAATAAAGCGAATAACGTCTCCAATCGGCAATTCAAAGCGATCGAGAACCGCGCAAGGAAGATGAATAGCAATCTTGATGCTATTTTTTCCAAGTCTTTCCGTGGTCTTGTCGCACCACTAACTGGCATCGGAGCCGCGCTCGGCACGCGAGAAATACTGCAGTATGCCGACGCTTGGACAAGCGCAAAGAATAGTCTCGCGGTGGCAGGGGTATTGGGCGCTCAGCAACGGCTGGTGCTGGATGAACTATATCAGTCGGCCCAAAACAACGCTGCTCCGATAACGGCATTGACGGACCTGTACGGGAAGGCGGCGCAAGCATCCGACAACCTTGGCGCCAGTCAAGAAGACCTCTTAAAGTTTTCTGACGGTGTGGCTGTCGCCCTGAAGGTGGCTGGCACGAGCGCCACTCAGGCGTCTGGTGCACTTACGCAGCTAGGGCAGTTGCTAGGGCAAGCCCGTGTACAGGCTGAAGAATTCAATTCAGTCAATGAAGGCGCGCGTCCTATTCTTATGGCCGTGGCAAACGGTCTCGAAGCTGCTGGCGGTTCGGTTTCAAAACTCAAAACCCTTGTCACCGATGGCAAGGTTAGCGGGCAACAGTTTTTCCAAGCCTTCTTGAAGGGTCTGCCGACGATCCAGTCTATGGCGGCCAACGCCACCCAGACGATCGATCAGGGGTTAACGAAGGTCAATAACGCGTTCACCAAATATATTGGGCAGAGCGACGAAAGCCTTGGAGCATCTCAACGCCTGGTGCATGCACTCAATGCTCTTGCAGACAATTTCGGAGCAACGGCTGACATCGTTCTGAAGGTGGCCAGCATTATTGCTGGAGCGCTTGTTGGCCGCTCCATCGCTGGTATGATCCGGTCTCTCGGGATAGCCACCACGTCGCTTTGGACCTTTGTTGGTGCACTGCGCGCCGCGTCTTCTGCTAATGGCCTCGCAACCGCATTTGGTGGACTTGGTGCTGCCGCAGGGCCGGTTGGTGCGGTCATTGGTGGTACAGTTGTTACGGCTCTGGCTCTTTTCGCCAGCAATAGCGATTCTGCAGGTGTTGGGGCCGATCTATTCGGACAACGTCTTCGCAAAATGGGCGAAGAAGCCGAAAAGGCCGGTAACAAGGTCGAAGAGGCGAGCAGGAAAGTTGGCGGAGAAGCCGCATTTAATGCTGGCAAGGAAGTCGAGTACTCCGTCGCGGCGGTAAACGAAGCAAAGGCCGCAGTCGATAACCTGTTTGAGGCATGGATTCAGGTTCAGGGTCTTAGCCTTGTAACCGATGCCCAGCGTGAAGAGCTTGAAAAGCTCAAAAAGGGCCTCGATGACGGGACCATTTCTGCGGAAGATGCAAAAAATGCCATTTTTGATATGGCAAAGGCAGATTACAACTTCGAGGAAGCAGCTAACCAGTTCAAGCCAGTGCTGGATGCGTTGGCATTGGTTAGCGCGGCAGCACGACAAGCGCGCGCAGATATGGCAAGCCTATCGGGGGGCAACATCACCGAGGGCAGGGACGAGCGGTCCTCGAAAGACCCCTACATCCAGGCGCGCGCGGCGGGAAATGCTTACATCGCTGAAGCTCAGCGCAGAAATTCTCTGAGCAAGGAACAGTTATCCATTGAAACTGAAATTGCAAAGATCAGGAAGGATGCTGAAAAATCAGGAGCCGCGCTAACTGATAAACAAATCCGCGAGCTTGCGGAGGCCAATGTAGCGGCCGACAAACGCCGCACGGAAGAAGGCAAGAAGCCTAAAAAGCCAAAAGCCACTCCGAAATCTGCCGACCAGAAAATCGATAGTGATGTGCAGGCGGTCCGCGATCGTATTGCAGCGATGCAGCTTGAAACGCAGCTTGTAGGCAAGTCGTATCAGGAGCAGGAAAAGCGACGTATGTCGCTGGAGCTGGAGCAGGCAGCACTCGCCAAGCTTCGCGACGAGGCGATCAAGAAAGGTCAGACTGACCTTTCGAATATCAAGATATCATCTTCTCAGCGCGCGCAGATTGACGCTATTTCCGAGGCTTATGCAAGGCAGGCCGACGAGCTTCGTCGGGTTCAAGAACAACAAGACAGATCAGAGCAAGCGGCTGACGAATTTTACAGTACGTTTAAGTCGTCTGTAACTGACGCAATCACCGGTGCCAATAGCCTCGCCGATGCGCTGAAGAACATCCTCAATAAGCTGGCCGACCTCGCACTAAGTTCTGCGTTCGATGCGCTTTTCAAGCCGGCCACCGGGGGCGCGAGCGGCTCCAATATTGGTAAACTATTTAGTTTCGACAGCGGCGGTTACACCGGACCCGGCGGCAAGTATCAGCCAGCAGGTGTGGTACATAAAGGCGAGTACGTCTTTGACCAGGACGCAGTTAGAAAAGCCGGCGGTCCTGCTGCTATGGATGCGATGCACCGGGGGCTTAAGGGTTATGCCAATGGCGGCTTTGTTGGCGCTGCCATTCCTCGCGCGCCATCCATGCCGATCCTGCGCCCATCTGCTGCGTCGCAGCAGGCACAAGCCGGGATTGCCGACGTTCGGGTCTTTGTGGATCGAGACGGAAACTGGCAGGCCGAGGTCGAACGCATCTCGCAGCGCAACGTCAAACAGGGACTGGCTTCCTATGACAAGACCGGAGCCGTTCGGACTGCACGCGATCTGCGGCAGGTAAATTCAAGGGGACTGGCAAAGTAATGGCTGAACTACTTCCGACTGGCCTTCGATATCAGCCGACTTTCCCGGTCCTGAATCGCCCGGTTTCGATGTCTCAGTACGGTGATCGGGCGATATCCGCGATCGAGAAAGGCGATCCGTTCTGGACATGGACGGCGAAAATAAAAGCGATGACTAACGCGCACCGCCAGAGGATCGAGGCATTCATTGATCGGTGCCGGGGCGGTCAGGTTACGGTGCACTATACGCCCAAGCATGTTTGCATCCCGCAAGCCTACTGGGGCGACGCAAACAACTCGGCGATTACCGGTACGGCAACTTTGGGCGCGATCAACGGCAACACGCTCACGCTTAACGGCGTGGCAGTCGGCTTGAAGCTGATGAACGGTGACTTGGTTGGCTTCACAATTGGCGACTACAACTTCATCGCTCGCATCGTTGCCGATGCCACCGCGGCTAGCACGAGCGTGCAGGTGAAGATCGAGCCGTTTTTACCGTCTTACATTGGTGTTGGAGCGACGGTTCGTTTCAAGAATCCAGTGATGAACATGCGGCTGATGCCGAAGACGTGGGAAATTGGCGATGGCAAATTCCCCGATGCGTCGTTCCAGCTAATTGAGGTGCCGAAGTGAAAAGAAAGCATATGCCTAAGCCAGAATATGCCGAAATCGAGATACGTCCGTCTTTAGATGCGCTAACCGCATGGACGGACGGAAAGTATCTCGGCGTAGTTTATTCGGGAGATGACGGTGTTTTTGTTTGCATCAATCGCCAGCATCTTTGCGAAATGGGCAGAAAAATGAAGTCAGCCTCCGCTCTTCAAGATAGTGTAGAGCATAGTGAGGGCGGCGCCGGCGGCCTGTGTTAAGCCTGCCTTAGCGGTTTCCGATGTCGCTTCTTTAGCCCAAACCGAGAGCGTCTTGCCGATCGGCTCTTTAGGCTTCAACGGATCTGGCTTCTCTAAAATAGCGTAAGAGCGATCATTGAGTCTGATGTGCGAATTTTTATCTGTTTTGGTCAGATATCCGTTTTCCGAAAGATATGACACGGTGTCATAGAATAAGGTGTCTTCGTCGTCTGACACTTTGCCGTCGAAAAATGCTTCGGGATCTATAAAAACCGCACGTGGATGGGCTGCATAGAGTGATCCGAGAATCCGGCCGGACATTTGTTTAAATTCAACGATGTTTTTTGGCTCATCCATCGTCGCGCCTCCCCTTGTTAACGCGAGCATCAAAGCCGAGTCGCAATCGGAAGTCGAGACGCGCCTACCGCTGTCGCCGTTCTCGAATTGCGCGAACCCAAGTATTGTTGAACATGATGGCCCCAATGACCAACGCGAAGGCGCCGAGGACTATCATGCCGATAGCCACGCCTTGATCACCGAACTGCTGATACAGCCAGCCCGTTTTTTCAACTGCTTGGGCTGGATTTCCAAGGCGAAGAACGCCTTGGATCAAGGCGCCAAAACCGACAATTAACATGCAAATGCTTCTAATCATGCCGGCCAGATATCAGCTGGGCGCGGTTGAATCCAGCTTACTTGCCTATGGCGCGGCTTTTTCTGGTGTTGGTGTGTTAGACTTGAATATGAATGGCACCCGCACCTTACCCACCATCGAAGTCTTGTATGGCTGGCATTTTTGGACGGCCACTATCGCCGCCAATCCAACGATATAGTTGGTAAATCCACCTGATTTCACCAACTCAACATCTGTTGCCTTACCGTCTTTGTGAAGCCTGAACTCAATCACCGCGTTCCCGGTCTGGTTGAGAGGCATCCTGAAACACTTGCGAACCTGATTTGCCAAACGGAAGGCTTCTTCGCGGCTAGGCGGTTCCTTTGCCATCGAAACACTGGGGGCGAGCGCAATGAGCAACGCGGCGCAGTATTGCAAAATCTTCATACGGAAGTCCCTCGATGTAGCCAATCGGCGAGCGGACCTTAGCGTCTTAGTTCAAATAAGGTAAGGCCATGGCTTTCCCAGCACGTCTACAGCAACTGCTCGACGAGGGCAGGGGCAAGATCGCCTCTGCCGTGAAGTTCGAGTTTGGCACCGGCATTTACGGCTTTTTTTCAGGCAAGGGCAGCGTTGACTATGGCGGCCTGACCTATCACGGCAACACCATCATCGATATCGACGAGCCAATGTATGCGCTCGGCACCGCAGCCCAGCCGGTAACGATGCGACTGCCTGCGGCGGCCGACTTCGGACTGACGCCGGATAAGCTCGGCCTGATCGAGCAGGAAGATTACAAGAACCGCCCCGTCACGTTCTACGACTTCTATTTCGATCCGGACACGAACGCTTTCCTTCATGCTGAGCCAACCTGGTACGGCTATGTCGATACCATCGATCACCGCGAGGAAGGCGATAGCGTTTGGCTGGAAGGCAATATCGAGACCGGTGCAGTCGACAATTTCCGTGAAGGATTCCGCTACGCCTCGCATGAGGACCAGCAGCTTGTGTCGCCAGGCGACATGCTTTTCGAGCACGCAGCAAGGACCAAGAATGAATTCTTCAAAATCAAGTTCGGCTAGGGCGCCTGGCTGGGATCGAGCGCTGGAAGATATTGCGACGGCCCACGTATCCATCACTCCAGAATGGGGCGTCTCGGACTGCCTCATGACTGCGGCAGATGCAATCAGGGCAGTGACCGGGAATGACCCTCTCGCCGAGTTTCGCGGCAAGTACAAGACAGAAGCTGGTGCGGCTCGAAAGATGCGCTCCAATGGCTGTGAGAACGTCAAGGAGGTGTTTGAGAACTATCTCCAGCTTGAGCCGGTCAATCGGCTTTCTGCCCGCCGGGGTGATGTCGGCGTAATGCTCATCAATGACGAATATGTAGCCGGGTTCATTTGCGGCTCTGGTTTTGCGGTAAAACAGCCTCACGGGCTCACGTTCTTTCCCGTGACCGATATCGAGCAGGCCTACAAGGTCGGCCTGTAACCACCACTACAATTTGCGCCTTTGAAGGTCCGCCAACAGCGGGCCTTTTTTGTTGCGCCTGCATGAGGCCTCCGTATGCCATTTCTAGCACCGATCGGCGCTTTCATTGGCGGTATCGTGTCGAGCGTGGCCGCATGGGCGGCAGCAAGCCCGATCCTTGCCGGTATTGCGCAGACAGCCTTCGGCATTGCAGCAAAGTTTGCTCTCAATGCGCTGTTTCCTCCAAAGACGCAGAGCCGTGCTTCTGAACTGGAAACTCAGTACGGCGCCAATATCCCGCGTTCGGTGATTCTTGGCACCTGCGCGACTGAAGGCCATCACATCTACCGAAACAGCTACGGCAGTGGCGGGCGCCTGATACAGGACGTGTTCGTTCTGTCGAGTTTCCGCATTACCGCTGTGCCGCGTGTCCGCTACAATGGCGAGTGGCGCACGCTTATTGCGCAAGACGCTGACGGCTATTGGTTTGTGCCGAACGAAGGCACGAGCGGCGATGATCACGATAACGTTCGGGTCAAGTTCTACTACGGCACGATGGATCAGCAGGCAGAACCGACGCTGATCAACAATGCCCGTCCGGCTGGACGCTGGACCGCGAACCATCGCGGCGCAGGTGTTGCTTATGCCATCGTGTTTTCGGAGCTGCGCAAGAATGGCGATGGCCTGACCTCGCCCGCAAAGCTGTTGTTCGAAGTCGTCGGCGCGCCGCTCTATGACTGGCGCAAAGACACTACGATGGGCGGCTCAGGTTCGCATCGCTGGGACGATCAGAGCACGTGGGAATACTCCGATAATCCGGTTGTGCAGATCTACAACCTGGAGCGCGGTTTCTTCAACGGCACGCAGCGAATGGTCGGCAAGGCCGTCCGCGCTAGCCGCCTGCCACTGGCAGAATATACGCAGGCAGCGAATATCTGCGACGAAGGCATGCCGGACGGTTCTAAGCGCTATCGCGCCCATGCGATTGCCAAGGATGGTCCCGGCGCCAACCACGACGCCAACCTGACGCCGATACTCGAAGCCATGTGCGGCTCGTGGGTGGAGCGTGTTGACGGCGAATTCCCGATTGCGGGCGCTCCACAGGCGATTGTTGCGACCATCACGGACGATGATATCAAGCGCGGCGCACCGTTGCGGTTCAGTGCCAAGCGCAAGCGGACAGAACTTATCAACACTGTCGCAGCTTCCTATGTGTCGCCAGATGACTTCTACGAGACCAAGGACGCGGCAACCCGTATCGATGCCGGCGCTCTGGCCGAAGATCGGGAAACGCTTGCCAGCGCCATTCCTTACGCTGCTGTCACCGATGTGCGGCAGGTGGACAGGCTGGCAGACATCGCGATCCGTGGGGCGCGCTATCAGGCATCGGCTGAAATCGTCGTTCATCCGAAATTCCTCGACACGATCAAGGAAGGCCGGTGGGTTCGCTGGAATAGCGCGAAGTACGGCGACCGCACCTATCAGGTGCTGACCCGGCAGCTTGGCGGAATCAATACGGATGGTGCCCGCGATATCTCGATTGCACTGCAGCAGATCAGCAATGGCGTATTCGATCCCACGGCTTACGAAACCAATCCGCCGAACATCATCGTTGTGCCGCCGCCGCAATATCTGGCGGAGGTGCAAAATTTCTTCGCCATTCCAATTGTTGTCGTTGCAGATGGACAAGGCGAACTGCCCGGTGTGCGGCTGATCTGGGATCCGATTGATGATATCTCGGTGGTCGGCGTCGATATCGAATATTGGCCAGCGAATGACCCGTCGCAGGTGTTTACCAAGTTCGTGACTTGGGACGTGATCAACGTCCCAATAGTTGAAGGCCTGACCTCGCTGACTGACTGGTTTGTCCGGACCCGCTTGCGCGTGGACAATGGCCGTTCGGTCGCTTGGTCGACCGAAACGCCGTTCACGACACTTAAGGCGGCGGGCGATGATAGCCCGGTTGATTACGAGCGTCTTGACGGTGATGTTAAGGGTCTCATCAACTGGATGACCGATGACCGCCGTGAAATTATTCGGCAGGCTCAGGAGAATGCGACCAAAACTGCCGACGGCATGCTTGCCGGTTATGCAGATAGCCGGTCGCTGCGCCGCGAACTTGCCAGCACCTACGGCAAGGCAAAGGCTTCGTGGTCCGAAGACATCTATGTCGCGACGGGGCCGAATAGCGCCATCGTGCAGCAACTGACACAGTTGAACGCCGAGCTTGACGACAAGGCGGATGCCAGTGTGGTGACGCTTCTGTCTACGCGAGTGGATAATGTTGAAGGCCAGTACACAGCCGTCGCGGATGCAATCACAGACGTAAATGCTTCTGTCGATGGCACGGTGGCTAACTCGGGTTGGCGCATGACGTCAACAGTCGGCGGGGGTGGCACATCGGCCAGAATATCGGCTTACGCTCGCATCAACACCGGCGACACTTGGAAACAGGCAGGCTGGTTTATCAATGTCACTCCGACGGGCAGCCAGTTTATCGTTGTGTCCAACCAGTTCGCTATTGCCGATCCCAATAACAATGGCAGCTTCACCTATCCGTTCGTTGTACAGAACGGACAGGTCTACATTCAGAACGCCCGTCTGGGCACCCTGTATTTCGACGTGCTTCAGTCCAACAATAACAAGATGATCATGCGCGGGTATGACAACTTCGCAGATTGGCGGATATTCACATGACCCAGACATTCATTGGCTACAAACCGGGCGTCGGCCCGGTTCTGAAGTGCCTGAAATATGACACGGACGATCCGCTGACGCTGGCAAACACGGCATACGACAGGTACTTCTTCAATTCGGAGACACAAAACCTGTCTTATGTCTTTACAACGAACGCCTTTTATTATCGAGCTGCCGAAATCTCCGCGCTACCAACTTCATTCAGTATTTCGAATAATCTGGGCAATACGGTTATTACTGGCCGATATGGTGAGGCATCGACGTTTTATAACGTCACGACATACTACAAAATCGCAAGTGCCTATCCGAGTATAGGGTATGTTCCGCTGTCTGAATTCAGAATGGTTAATCTTTTGAATAACCGTGTTGAGTGCGGAAGCTTCTACAATAAGGTCTATGTAGCTGATGGCGGTCATAGAATTGTTGATGCACAACAATTCTATACAATCATGGGAAGGTGCACGGGGTATATTTCTAACGAAACGACGATGTCGACTGTTTATACAGGTCAGATTTCTAACACTGACAGCGGTCGTGTCGGCATCGGTGAATGGTTTGTTTGGGAAAGAAAGAACGTCTACAAGGATAATCGTGATCCCAGTGCGTTCTTTCCTAACGTTTGGGACTTGCCAGCAGATAATAGCCCGATGCGTTCATATGGCCACGTCACAGGCTTAGAAGGTTTTCGAGCAAATAGCAGCGAATTCATTCTGGCGCGTCCCGGCTTTGATGTGAATACCACCAGTGAGTTTGGTACGATCATAAGTAGCCGTAACCGTTCCCCGGCGCTGTGCGTCATGAATGGCGTGCGCAATTCCATTCCAGTGAATGGCTCTGTCACTATACCGGCACCCCCCGGTGTAATCCTCTCGCAACGCGCTGTTGCCGATGTGATGTTTCGAGTTTCCGGGCAGACATGGTGTGTCCCAGGACTGCTATCTGATACGACAGAAGCCGGGAAGTTTGTTGTCAGCTACGAAATATCAAACAACGCCGTTACCTTCCATAACTCTCATAAAGACGTCATCGATATCCGCTATGTAGTTTTCAACGTTGATGATTTCGGAACGTCAACGGGTGGCAATCAAGTGATGTTCCGTGGCAATGATGGAACGCGGGAATTCGTTCAGATCAAGAAACCGGGTACTAGCGATCCAGCCAGCCGGCCGAATGATATCCTGTTCGACAGTCGCTTCCCGCAGTTCCAGATTGTTGCTCAAGGGTTTATCCCCATTGGAAGCTTTTCGAACAGTTCGACTTTCGGATCAAAAACCTATCGGCTGAATTTCAATAATGCCGGCTTCGTGCCGTTTCTGAAATATTCGATAGTTTTCCCAAACTGTGTAACCACCCCACTGCTACGATATGAAGTCGGGACAGGCGGAGGTATGGCAAATATCGCCATGCGCGCGCACGTTTCCGATACGTTTGTTGACTTCTTCTGTCAGCCCGATAGCGGGTGGTCAGACGCATATGCAGATGGAAGCAGCTGGAAAAAAGTAGACTATGGCGCACCGATGCAAGGTGTCCGGTATTACATCTTCGGCATCGCTCAATAGCTGACTTATCAGGAGAAAATCTATGGCCACTTTGTCCGACTACATGTCGGGAACTATTTCGCTCGCTAATGGGTCAGTGACAGTAACCGGCACCGGGACGCTGTTCGAGGTGACACGGTTCCGGGAAGGCGACACTCTTCAAATCCAGAACCTGACGGCTGTGATTGCCAGCGTCGATAGCAATACCCAGCTGACGCTCGCTGAGCCGTGGACCGGGGCGAGCATCGTCAACGGCGCATACCGCGCTCGGCAGCTTGGCGACGGGTCGAGAGTATCGACGCAAGCCGCAACCATTATCGAACTGCTCGGCAACGGTGTCTTGATGAACTTGGCCGAGCTCGGCGTCGAGGAAGGGAAGGTGCCAGTCGGCGGGCCTACGGGTGAGTATGAGCTTACGGATTTGGTTCAGGACCCGAACGGCAGCCTTGACGAAATCGCTGCGCTTGAACGCACGCCTGACCGGATTTTGGGCGTCGATGGCGACGGCAAGTACGAGCTTCAAGAGTATAAATCTCCACGCTTTGACATTCCTCAGGCCCTTGATGCGACGCAACAAGGCCAAGCACGCGCAAATATCGGGGTTGGGCTGCTTGCCGGTTTTCGCAATAAAATAATTAACGGCGACTTTGAAGTTTCAGCACGCGGTGGGACCTTTAACAGTGCCGGGTACACCCTTGATAGATGGAAGGTTGGATACGATGGAACTGGCTCCGGACGAGTTGGGACGATAAACCAGTACGTCGATGAAACAGTTGCTGCCGCTATTGGAAGTACCGCTCCGCAGCATCTGAACTGGACTGAAACAACCGCTGGAACGGGATATGTATTTAAAGTTATCCAACAAGTTATCGAGAATGTAAGAACGCTAGCGGGGCGAAAAGCAACCGTTACGTTTTGGTGCGTAATGCCTGTGGGCGGCCCTTACTCGATGCTAGTCACGCTGCGGCAGGTTTTTGGTGCTTCAGGTTCGCCAAGCGCCGCTGTTGATTCAAGCGCGAGTATAATCCTTCCGGGAGGCAACACTTGGCAGAAATACAGTGTTGCGTTCGATCTTCCACCCATCACTGGAAAAACTTTAACATCCGGTAATGGTCTGACGTTGCTTTTCCATTTACCTACCGGCATCCCATTCACTTTCGGATTGAAACGCGTTTCCGTTGTAGAAGGCGACGCGACTATGGAAGATGACCCGTTTTCGCCAAGGCACATTCAACAAGAAATAGCGCTCTGCCAACGGTATTATGAGGTACTTTCTTTTCCTTTGGCTTGTTCAACAGAAGCTACTTCTGTGACACACAGAGTTCACTGGCTGTTCAAAGAACAAAAGCGCGTTGCCCCAACGGTAACGTTAGCACCAGGATCGTCAGCGCTAGCTATAGCCACTCCAACAACTCAGGGGGTTCGAGCTAATGATACAACCGGCGGCGTTACTGCGGTCAACGCCGGATCCATTGCAGATGCGGAGTTCTAAACATGATTGATTACGCAAAATGGAATAGCGAAGGCGCTATTGTTGTATCAATCGACGGAAAAGAACACACTGTTCCGAACAGCATGGATAATCGACACCGAGCGATGCTGAAAGACTGGGAGGATGCAGGGAACCTGATACAGCCTTTCAAGCCTGAGCAAACACCGGGCCTCGATCAGTAATGCAGAATAATTCACACTGCTGGTATCGCTGATTTCGTCCAGCGGCTAATGGCAAGATGGCGCACTTTCTCGGACGGCACCTCTACCAACTTGTGCATCAACAGGCCAAATAGGATTACTGCAACAAAATAGGCAATAGCAGCTAACCATCCCATAACAACGGGAGCAGCAGTTACCAGGAAGATGTAATTGTAAAGATAAATGCTGTAAGATCCTCTACCCACGATCGAAACAACATTCGAGTATGGCAACTTTGCAAAACCCAAAATTGATAGTCCTAGTAATGCACCAATTGAAATCCTGATTGGCATATGCAGTTCATCACTATCTTTTAGCAATATCAAGATAAGCGCCAAAAATAGAGTAGGCCAGATTAGATATTGGTAATTGATGAGCGTGGATCGAATATGGAATATTCCCATACCTAGAAGAAACAACGGGATATAAGCAAAAACGCTCCATAGCCAGACGACGCTTGCAGTAGGGGCCAAAACGAAAAGCGCAACTGTGTAAATCACGCTAACAAGCGCAAGTGAAGCTCGCAGTGCGAGCGGAAGCAACATAATCAGGGGGAAGAGCAGATAAAATTGCACCTCGACCGCCAAGCTCCACATCACTCCCGATATCGAGAAGAACGTTTCAGGGAAAAACGTGTGCGTGAAAGTTAAGTGCGTTACAATATCCTTCAGGCCTGTCGGCTTGGGTGCTATTCCCTGCCGAACCAGAACGATCCATAGCAAAACTGCAACTGCATAAGTTGGATAAATACGCAACAATCTTGCCAAGAGAAATTTGCGAGTGCGAATTCTCCAGTCTCCGTTCTGACGGCTCCACGTCATCATGATGGCATAGCCAGAAATGACGAAAAAAAGCTCGACGCCGACGTAACCGTGAGCGAGTATTCCATACAGATCAAAGGGGCCAACATAGAAATGTGGCGAGCCGAAATGTCGCCATAAGTGAAATCCGGTAACTAGGCTTATGGCTATAGCTCTGCCAGCGTCGAGAAAAAACAGCCGTCCAGTCAATTCAGGTCCATCCAACACTTTAATTGATGAAACGGTTACACGATATCTCCTCCTATTTCTATAAGGTAAGATTTGCTTCTGCTCCTGAAGACGGCACGTATGTCGGAAGAAACTCCGTGCTAACCCATCCAACTTGAGTTGGTAATCGGTCGATTATAGAAATATTTAGGGTTGAGAACTCAGCCTTAAGTCGAAGAACGTTCTGTTACCAGTTGATATTGCAGTCCATGCCCGATAAGGAAAACTCGCTTATTGGGGGCATTCATGGACGGGTCAAACTTCGCTTCGGCGTTGCCTATTGTTATGGCAGCGTCAGACGAGCATTACTTTCGTAAACACGCTGTTGGTTTCGCAAAATCCGCACTAGCAGCAGGGCACAATGTTCACTTGATCATCTCACCGGCTCCTGGGCCTGAACTTCCGCAGCGAGCAGAGAAGTTAGAATTGGAGCTTGTAGCGCCTTTTCTTTCGCGGTTCGTGGCGACGGACCTCAAACGAATATCTGTCGAAGTGGTGGCTGATCCGCGCGCTTTAACACGAATGGAGAGCGGCGAAGATATTGTTTTTTATCAATCTCTTCGTTTCTTTTATCTCCCCTCACTACTTCGCTCCTACTCCCGCCCGATCGTTGTGCTTGATATAGATAGCCTGGTGATGAAACCGATCCCAGCGCGCTATGACGCTGATGTCGGGTTGTACCTCCGCCTAGGCAATCAGAAAGGCCGCACGGAATTCGAGCGCGAAGGAAGGCAAGTGCTCGGAGCAATGGTCTATGCTGATCCCAAGGGGGTCGGCTTTTTCGACGATGTGGCGAACTACCTCGATAATCATGCGCGTCGTTACTATATCGACCAGCATGCGCTCTATCACACATTTCTAGCGACGGACGACCCACGATTCTTCGACATTGCGCAAACTGGCTGGCTTGACTGGACATTCAAATCAACTGCTACTGTCTGGACCGCAAAAGGCAAGAAGAAGCGCCGCAATCTGACCTATGTTCGGCAGAGATTGCGTCTGGAAGAGCGTGGGTTACTTTTTTCAGGGCTCGTTCTGGCAGGATACGCGTTAGGACTTATCAGAACCTAATCACAAGCCGCCCCAGTGGGCGGCTTTTTTGCCGAAATAAAAACCCCGGCAACGTACGGCTACCGGGGCTCTACGCAACTTCGCACATGGCTAGTAAGAACGTTGCGCAATGTCAGTATATAGATGCCAAAGATCAAGAAAACCCCGGAACGAGCCGGGGTCTATGTTCATTGTTTTCGTCTGGTATCCCAAAAAAGCATTGATATGACCCAGAGCAGCGCGACGAGAATTGTTCCCTCGATGAGAAAATACCAGTGCATGGTGGTGCCTCATACCTGAACGCGCCCACCGCCCCGGGTGTGTGAAGTCATCCACGGCATTGCGGCTTCGGGCTTTTCAAGGATTTTGCGCTTACGAGCGAACCCTTCAAAGGCGTTTTGCGCCACGATTAGCGGTTTCTGGCCACTGTGCGCGTCGCAACAGGCGCTCCATGCCACTTCATAGATGACGTCCCGGTCATCCTGTGGCCATTCATAGAGAAAATCGATTGCGTCAATCGGGCCTGCAATCTCCCTTATCAGAAATTTTCCGTCCTTCACAAAAATTGGACTGTCAAACAAACGGTCGCTCATCGAAACCTCCATTTGATCGAACGAAGTGTGTTGGAATGACGGCTTCGATTTAGTGATCGCGTCGGCGGTTTCAAGAGCCTCTTATCGTTAAATTTCAGGACATCCCCATGAACAAAACAACGTTCTTCGCGTATGCGAGGCGCGCGCCTTTTGGCGGGCGCTTGAGCCAGTCGCAGGTCGACGGCACGTCGGCTATTCTGGCCGAAGCTGGACGCCGAGGTCTGCCAGACGAGCAGACGGCTTACGTGCTCGCAACGGCATTCCACGAGACTGGCGGCAAGATGCAGCCGGTTGCAGAGAATCTGAATTATACGACGGCGGCGCAGATCCGTAAGACGTGGCCCAGCCGGTTTGGCACGGTAGCCGCCGCCCAGCCCTATGTCCGCAACCCGCAGGCCTTGGCAAACAAGGTCTATGGCGGTCGCATGGGCAACAGCCGGTCGAACGACGGTTGGCTATACCGCGGTCGCGGACTGGTGCAGATCACTGGGCGGGACAACTATAAAAAGTACGGCCTTGGCGATAACCCTGAAAAGGCGCTGGAGGATGGCACTGCAGTGCGCATCCTGTTTGACGGGATGACCAACGGCAAGTTCACGGGCAAGCGGCTGGCCGACTACTTCGGAGCTGGTAACATTAACCCTGAGGGCGCACGCGCCATCGTCAACGGTAGCGACAAGGCAAGCCTCATCGCAGGTTATTACCGCAATTTCCTCGACAGCCTCGTAGCTGCCCGCGAAATGAAGCCAGCAGTCGTCGAAGACGCCAAGCCTGACGACGTGCCTCTGCTGCAGGATAAGACCGTGCAGACCATCGTCGCAGGCACGGGCGGTACGCTCGTGACTGGTCTTATCGGTGCAGTTTCCAACCCATGGGCATTTGCAACTGTAGCGCTTCTGCTGGTCGCAACAGGCGCGGGATTCTGGCTCTGGAAGAGCGGCAGGCTGGAGTTGAAGAGGGCAGCGGCGTGAGGATCGTAATTGAATACGACGCCGACACAGAGACCGCGCAGGTCCAGTACGGCGGCAAAATGCAGGAATGGCACGACGCCAAGCTGACCTTTGCACAGGGAATTACTGAGACGCGAGATGGCTACCTCATCCGCCGCGAACGCGACGGCTCTGTCTCGATGCTGCTCACGGGGGTGCCGACATGACCTGGCTCCTAACTCTCCGCTCCAGGATCACAGGCTGGGCCGTGGCTGTCGCTACGGCCCTTGCGATTCTGGCGGGCGTTTACCTCAAGGGCAGGGCGGACAGCGCCACAAGCGCAACCGCCGACCGACTGAAAGCCGCCAACAAAGCAAGGAAAATCGAAGATGAAACCAGCAAGCTTGGCGGCGGTGATGTTGACGCTGCTCTGTCTCGGTGGATGCGTGACAGCCGGTAGCTACTGCGACGTAGCCCGGCCTGTCCGCCCGAGCGTCGAGGATAGCCTGACTGACGGTACGAAACGCCAGATCCTCGCGGAGAACACCAAACTCGAAAAACTGTGCGGGGTGCGGCCGTGAGGGCGCAACTGTGGCTGGCCTGCCTATGGCTGGGCGTAGCGGCAAGGGGAATTATCGGATGACCGGCGCTGAAATCATGGCCGTGGTCGGCTTTATCGTGATGCTGATGGGCTTTCTGTTTGGCCTCTGGAAATACATTGAAAGCCAGATCGCGAAAGCCGAAACGCGCAACGCTGCGAAAGCGGACGCTGCAACGGCTCTTGCCAGCCTGACGCGGCAGGAGCTTTCCGACTACAAGCTGCGCGCGGCTGAGACGTTCGCCACGAAGGCAGGCATGCAGGAGCAGACGTCCCAGATCATGCGGGCCATCGAAAGTGTGGCGCATCGCATCGACGGGCTGACGGAGCGGATTGATAACATCATGGCGACGAGGGCGACGACGCGGGGGAGGGGATGAAGACGTCGTAGTGGGACATGGACCCAAGATACAATCAGGATAAATGAAAAAGAGACGGTGACGTGTTGACATCTTATGCAAATTGCATATTTTGCTGCTCACAGGGGTTGACGCAAAACTGCACAGCGCTGACCTTACATAGGATATGAACATCTTTCAAATTGCTAGTATTGCCTAGCTTCTGCATCACATATATGGTTTCCCCCGCTTGGGGGGCACAGATACATACAATAGCTCCGGGAATGATCTGGAGCTATTTTATTTTTGCCCTCGTTTCTGAGGAGGGTGAAAATTTGAAAGATTATGAAAGTCTGTACAGATTATATGGAAAACAGGCCCTGGAGAGTGTTTTCGCTCACTTCTATCCGGTCGGCGCAGATCATGATGCTCCTTTCCGCACAATTGCAGAGAAGACCATGGAGGGTGCGGCATCTTGGGGGTTTACCCAGGAACGCTTTCGAAAAAAGTACTCAAATACAGCTTATCCGAAGCTGAAAAATTATTTGAACTATACCTTCAAAAGATTATTGGATTTAGAGAAGGCCAGCCCTGGCAAGCATTTTTTGCTAAATGCTGCTGGGAACTGGATTGCCTTCAATACAGGCCTGCAAAATAACTTTGGCGCCGATCTGCTCATGATATTTGAGAAGTATCGCTCAAACAATGGCCAAGAAGTAAGGGCAGATTGGGTATTTAAGGGATGTTTCGCCCCGAATGAGCAGGGATATAGGTCTAGATTTGGAACTAACTACCCTGAGATCGCGTGGTATTCTGTGGACAGCCGAGACTACGTATTCGATTGGACCTACGATTTAGAAAGCGACGTCTTTGACCATTTATTTGAAAGGGCAAAAGAACGCGCAGGAATGCCAAACGCCGCTGACGAAGTTGTCAGAAACTACTTAAGTGGGGCCCTGCTAAATCTTATTCCAAAAATTAAGCGAAATTATAAGGTAGCCATTCCAGTATATTACGTTGAAGAGAAAAGAATGCAGTTGTTACTTCCGTTTGTCTCTGTTCACGACCAGAACGATATTTCATGTTTTCTAGTCGAACGAGATGACGAGCTTAAGGCCTACAGGATAAAGACGATTTTTGACCTAGATCAAGCATATTTTTCAGCAAGATTAATTACCCGTCCTGACAAAGATTGGTTAAATCCGTAGCTTAAAACAGCCCCGCTCTGGCGGGGTTATTTTATGTGAGCGTGTAGAACCAGATAACCGGCGCGACGATCAGGATTGCCAAGCCGCTCCAGAAGGCGCGCCAGCCCACGCTCTTCGTTCCCAAGAATGCCGTGATGACTATAGCCGCCGCTATCATCACGGTAATCGGCCAGTAGATTGACATATAGACGAGGGCGGCAACCCACCAAGAAATTGAAATCATACGCGCTTGTAGCTGGTGGGTAGTGCGGCGGCAATATCTCGCGGTGACGAGAGGTAGGAGGAGTTAATTTGCAGGCGGCACGTTATAGGGCCGGCCTTTTCGTCCAGACCGGCCGATTTCCTTTTGATACTCCAGAAACCAAACCCTGAATTCTTCCATCCTTGGCGTCCAATACTCGGCGTTTACTCGAACGCAAGCCCGCACTATACTCCAGCCCACGTCGAATAAATCGATTTCGATGTCCCCCGGCAGCCAATCCGTCTTATGTTTAAGCCAGTCTCGCTCCATATTTAGAATGGATATCCATTCTTTCCTGCTTCTGTCACTCGTTAGGCGACCGAGCAAATGATTAAACGTGTGAATCTCATTGGGCGGATCTGGCAGCATACCTTCTGCCGCGCCGGAAAGAGTGATTGCAACATCAAATCGGCCTCCCTCCATCGCAGCAATTGCTACCTCGATCTGGTTTATCGCTGCTTGGATTTTAGTAACAGTCAGAGTTTCAAAGGATGGTTTCTTCACTATTCCGTACCGGTTCAGTCTGGATGTTGATTTCTCTCGCGCTTTTAAATCATTCATTAACACCACATTTATCGAGACATTCCATCCTTCCTTCTGCGCCGCTCACCACGGCTACAAAGACGGCGCCGATCATTTCGTATCTTCTAACTGAAACTCCCGCCTGACCAGATCGGCAATATTCTCACGCCAGTTGGGATCAGTTGCTTGTATCCGGCGCACCAGCTCCGCTTCCAACCGAATGGAAATACTGAGCTTTTCAATCGGGTTTTTCGGGCGCCCACGGCGCTCACGCCTCCGGTCTTCGTTCACTGATTACTCCTCTTCCATATCCTCAAAACAGAAGCTGGGAGATGAACCTTGCCTGAAGGTTACGCAGCGTCTTTCTTATTCCCACTTGACATCTCATCTCGAGACTCATTCTGTTTTCGCTATCGGACCACCAATCCGCGCCGCGAGTCGGCGACCAACCAAACACGAGGAGACTGTATGTCCCATGACAGACAGGGCGCGGGTGCGCGCCTTTCACACGAACAACTCCTGCGCCGCGCGGAGGCTTACCGCGAGCACGGCACGCTGGTTAAGGCTGCGGCGGCGCTTGGCATAAAGAAGTCGGCATTCCACGAGAGCATCAAGCGGGCGGCAGAGTTAGGGCTGTTGGGAACGAGCCCCGTCTTGCCGGGCTTCCGTATTGCCAAGGTCAGCAATACGCCCAACGGCGACTTCATCCAGCAGCGCCCCGATCTCGGCGAGCACTTCAATGTTCCGGACGGGCATTCGGTCAAGGGCGTTTCCGCTCTTGTCGATGCTCAAGGCCGGCTTATGCAGCAGTGGGTTAAAACCCGCGAGGAGCCGTTGGCGGTGGATATCGCCGAAACCCTCAAGGCCGCATTCGAAGGCTGGCAGCCAGCAGCAAAGCCGCAGCCCGCGCCGACCGTTGCAAACACTGACCTCCTTACGCTAACGCCGTTAGCTGATTTGCATCTCGGCCTTTTTTCTTGGGGCAAAGAGACCGGTATTAACTGGGATCTAGAAATTGGCGAGAAAGTCATTGGTGAGGCAATCGAGGATCTTGTAGCCAGAACGCCGCCGAGCGGAGAGGCCATCGTGCTTGGCGGAGGCGATCTGCTTCACAGCGATAATAATGAGAATAAGACGGCCCGCTCTGGCAACGTTCTTCAGGTTGACGGACGCTATCAGAAAGTCCTCATGGCCGCGTGCCGTCTAATCGTGAAAGCGGTCGATGCCAACCTTCGCCGACATTCGCGCGTTACTGTCCGAATCCTGCCCGGCAATCATGACGAGCACGCCTCTGTGGCCGTCGCATATTTCCTGCTGGCCTGGTATCGCAACGAACATCGCGTCACGGTCGATGTTGATCCTTCGCTGTTCTTCTGGTTCCGCTTCGGTGCCGTCCTTCTCGGTGCAACTCATGGCCATACGGTCAAGTTAAAGGACATGGCCAGCATTATGGCGCATCGTCGAGCCGAAGACTGGGGCGCGACAAAGCACCGATATATTCACGGCTTCCACATTCACCATTCGAGCAAGTTCGCCACGGAAGGAAACGGGGTGATTTCAGAATCGCACCAGACCCCGACGCCGCAAGATGCATGGCATTTCGGCTCTGGATTCCTATCGGGGCGCTCAATGCAGGCGATTTCATATCACAGGCTGTTCGGCGAGATCAGCCGCGTCCGTGTCGCGATGATGGATGGCGCGCAGACAAAGTATCAGGCCGCGAATGATAATGTGGCGAGCGAGAGGAGGGCGGCGTGAAGTTTGAAGCGCTAGAAGCTCAGGGCTGGCACGAGTTCTCCGGTAACAGCCAACCTAAGTGCCCGCACTGTGGGGATGACTTCGATATTGCTGATAACGAGGCGTGGTTCCTGTACAGTGACGATGAACGCCACGAATTGGAATGCCCGTCTTGCGACAAATCATTCCAAGTGAGCAGTACCGCGATATGGTCGTTTTCAACAGACGAACAAGAGGACTAACCAACCCCCGCGCCGCCCACCAAGCGGCGCTTTCACCAGAAACACCAGGAGAGAACATGCTTGAAGAAGCAGAAGACCGCGCCGCGCGAGCGGCTGTTGAAGGTCGGCAGATGAGGGCAGGCGGGACAGTTATAAGTCGCGCGCCAAAACCTTATAACGACAATGTGCCAACTACCGGCAAACCACTCGTCATCATCGAAAGCCCTTACAGCGGCGACGTGGCGCGCAATACCGAATATGCGCACGCTTGCCTTCTAGATAGCTTGCGGCGAGGCGAAGCACCGATTGCGAGCCACTTGCTGCATACGCAAGTGCTTGATGATTTACGTCCCGCAGAACGTGAGCTCGGCATTGAGGCCGGCCTTGCATGGTATCGCTTGGCGGAGAAATGCGTTGTCTATGAGGATCGGGGAACAAGCGGCGGCATGATAACGGGTATCAGGCGGGCTAAGCAGTTTTGTGTGCCGGTTGAGTATCGGCGAATAGAGACATGGAGGGCAGCGGCATGATCCCCTTCAATGTTGGCGATCAGGTCGTCTGCATCGATGCTAAGGTTGGCTTCGAACAGTTCATCGAGATCAAGGAAGGCGAAGTCTACACCATTTCCTGGATAGGCCCGTTCGAGCATTACACGCAGGGCAGTTTCGTTGGTGTTCGCCTCAAAGGCGTTGATCGCGGTATCTGCCCTCAGTTCGGTTATGACAATCCGCCATTCGCAGCGCGTCGGTTTCGCCCGCTTGTTCGGGATAAGCTGGCATCGGTACGGGGACTGCTTGCAGGCGGCCCAGTGACTGAGAAGTTCGAAGAGCCGAAGCGGAAGGTGAGGGAAGAGGTATGAGTTTCGTCGTCGACAGCGCCGCGCCTATTTATGCAGACCTAAAGTTTGCTCCCGTCAGCTCCGACGGCGGCAGCACGAGCTATTACGAGCTGCCTCCCCATGCGACCGAACTGAACGACCTGATCGAGCACAAAGGCATGTCCTTCGCGCTCGGCAACATCTTTAAGGCTTGCTATCGGTTCGGCGAGAAAGACGCGGCCAGCCGAATGTATGATCTGAATAAAATCATCTATTTTGCGGAGAGGCTGAAGGCGTTGGAAGGCAAAAGGGCAGCCTAAAAAAAAGAACCCCGCATCGCTGCGGGGAAGATTCACGACGCGCTCGACGGGGATTGGGTTTGCCTCGGCCGCGCCGGCGCAGCCTTTCGTTTCGGCTTTGGCAAAAGGCCCTCGCGTTGCGCTCTCTTTTTTGCGTCTTTGCGAGCGCGACGGATGGCTTCGTCTTTCTCGCGGATGCGTTTTTCTGACGGCTTCTCATAAGCGCGACGTTCTCTCATTTCACGAAAGACACCTTCGCGCTGTAGTTTCTTTTTCAGTACACGAAGCGCTTGGTCGACATTGTTATCCCTTACGAGTACCTGCAATTTCTATCCTACTCTTTTGATAATTTAGTGCTCTCGCGCTCCAAACGCGCAGCTCGAAGCCGGGCGGTTTTTGCATCAACTGCTGCTCTTTCGTTTTCCAGAATGCCTTTGGCAGTCTTGTCGGTCACAGCGTTCTTTGTTTCCATACGCGTGCGAGGCTGCTTGAAGAGCGTTTCTTTGGTGGGCTCACCCATCTTATACTGTCCTTCCGGCTGTTGAATCCGCATTCGGGTCAGAAAAACAGGGCCAAATAAAAAAGGTCGGGCAGACCCGACCTTCCAATTGTCTCAACGAGCAATGCCAGTACATCCGTGGTCAAAGACCGGAGACAATATCATTGCCCTATCAAAGAGCCTGAAGATTATCGGCAGCCTTCTTGCCCGAGCGGCGATCCGCTACGAGTTCGAAGCTTACTTTCTGGCCTTCATTGAGTGTATGCAAACCTGCACGCTCAACAGCCGAAACATGAACGAACACATCCGGCGAGCCATCATCAGGTTGAATAAATCCAAAGCCTTTTGTGCCATTAAAGAATTTTACTGTTCCGTTGGTCATATTGAATATCCTTCAAATCGAACCGTTAAATAATAACGAAAATTAATTCGCTGCGAGTTTTACGATTTGAGAGAAAAAGAGGGGCTTTGAATTTTAGCCACGTCGTTCGATAACAAAGTCGATGGACAACATTTAGCGTTAATCAACGCTTTTTACAAGACTAGCACTCTTGTTTTATTAAAAATAGATTTTGCAACAAAAAAAACCCCGCAGCGAGAACCGCGCGGGGTTGGAAGTCATATGTCATCGGCACCCCAAATTTTATTCAGACGAGACAAAAAGTAAAGACCTTAAGCGTCATTGAATCGATACCAGCCCCGTATCACTCGGATGTAGACGGGTCTGTGTTCCCGGTTGATCTTCACAGAATGCTTTCGCAAATGGATTGCGATCTTGGCGATATCAACGTCTGGCAAAACGCGATGGATGGTTTCGGCGCTGAATGGTTCGCGTACCTTAAGATCTCGAATTGCCTTCTCTATATCGATGCTTTTCATTACCCCTTCTGCCCACGGATAAAATGCCCCGACGCTCTTCCCAGAAACGTCGGGGCCACGCTCGGCCTGGAATTGCGCGTCCTTGCCGTGCGCTCGATTCGCTGAGCTTCGTACGACCCAGCGGATATTCAGTTGAACTGACAGGGCCGGATTGTCATCCCTGCGGCTTTTGCTGCTTTTACGAATGATTTTCGGGCTGTGTTTGGCAGGCCTTCGAGATCGGCAAGGCATGCCTGCAAGGCTTCCTCGTATTCCTTGCCGTGAGCGTTGTGTGGCCAATCGTTCAAGAGATAGCGTGCAGCAGTCGGCGTGTCCGGCACAACGCGGTATTTTCCAATTCCATAAAGTTCAACGTCTACTGGTTTTCCCCAAGCCACATCTCCCTCCCAAAATGAACGCCCTGCCTCAGGGACGTAAGGCAGGGCTGCGTCAGCGACGGTTCTGGAAATGATTGAGCTGTGCTGGCGCGAGTTTGAGTTCTTGCTCTTGTTAAACTCAGGCGCGAAATATTTGTTCCGTCAATATTGTTCGTCACTCATCCGGTATCGTCCCTGTCTCGCCCTGTTGGATGGCGATGGCTGCCCTGACCATGGCGGCGGCAGCTTCGTCGCGATTCAATCCGGCTTCTTCCGCGGCGTCCAGAACTTCAACTAGCATCAGAGCAATGGTCTCTTCTATGTCCATGCCGCGATCAAATTGATCGCCTTTTTGTTTTGGCCCTTTCATTCCATCCTCCCTAGAACAAACTTGCCTGCTCTTCCTTATTGTCATTGCTCGGTGTGAGGTCGATTAGATCAGCGTCGGGCAACGGCTTTTGCATTTCCTTGGCTTCATCCCATGGAGCGCGTAGCCAAGTGTCTATTTCCTCTGCGGTGCGGAGAATGACCGGCATTGCCTTCGGATGAACTGGCTTCACTACAGAGTTTGGCTCGGTCGTGAGAAACCCGAAGATATCGACCTCGACCGGCCCTTCCTTCTTCTTCCGCACGCCTTTCCAACTTGTCCAGATGCCAGCGAATGCAAACAGCGGCTTATCTTCGTTCAGGGCGAACCAGTGAAGCGGCTTGCGCTTGGTCTTCGGGTCTGGTTCTTGCCCGTATTCTGAGAATGACGTGGCCGGGACAACGCAGCGGCTTTCAACGCCCTGCCAGCGCCGCCAGTGAGGCGAGGGGAGGTTGCGGATATTCGTTACTCCGCTATCCGCTTCGCCCTTCACATACATCGGCGGTGTAGGCATGCCCCAGCGGAGCATCGCCAGTTCTGGCTCATCACCTTTGATGTTTCGCAAAACCGGGGCTGGATAGTCAGGAAAGATATCCATTTGCGGATCGACGCGGTTCGTCAGATCCGAGAATTTCTTGAACAGGCGGCGCATGGCCTCATGTGTCGTGGTGATATTATACAGATTGCACATGCGCTCCTCCTCGTTGAGGAGAGAATAGCGCGGTTATTTGTGTCGTCCAGTCATGCCGAAATACGGCATCTGCCGTATTCCCAGTTAGGTCATATAGGTTGAATGTCTCTCTGCCTTCCAAAGGGGAAGGCTTAATTGGAGGGCAAAATGAAATACGCAATTATCGCCATGGCCATTTTACTGGCTGGCGCCTCGACTGCTTCCGCAATGGCTAGTTGGAAGCCAAATTCGCACTGCCGCACCGGTTTGAATTGCAAGGCCGGTAGGTAATTCCAACGGGCGCCCTATACAGGCGCCTATTTCTTTCTGCCAGCCAGAGCGTCTTCGCCTTCCTTTTTATGGGCGCGACAAAGCCAAAGCTGGCCATTCGACAATTTATAACCAAAGGTTCCCCATTCCTTGCAGTCCTGCGAATCGCAAAGGTGTACGAACAGGCTTCCAGCCTTCGCCACGTGTGCGTTGTCGTTTTTGTATCCGGCCATTCTCACCTCGGCATTTTCGTAATTCCAAACTGCGCATAGCCCTTTGTCGTACAGACCTTGCAGCGCATGCGCCTGTGTAGGTCGACAAACCAGGTATGCGTTCCGTATTTGCGCAGAAGCATCTCTCTATCAACCGACCCGATGTGCCCGCACTGGCAACAGAACCCGTAAAGCTCGTACCATTTGAACAGATCCATGATCCGGGTCGATACCGGCATTTCGGTCAGGTAAGGTGGACGCGGTTTCATCGGTCAAAGTACGTCTCCCACGGCCTGGATTTCTTGTCTGTCGGGTCGTAAGGAACGCCGCCATATAGCTGGATGAACTCTTGCTGGCCTTCGTTGGTCGGAAATTTCACAATCGAGAAGTAACGGCCTTTATGATTTACGCAGCCATGCAGGCGATAAGCGCCGAGCCGATGTTCGTCCGCAATTACCTCCAAAAGCCTTATGCGCAGCTCTTCAGTCAAGAACAGCACGACCTGAAACGGGTATTCCTTATTGATCAGCGTCTTTGGCGGCTCACCACGGGATCTGCCGCTCATTTCACGAACACCGTAGGTTTCCAGCCACGCGCAAAACCCATCGACATAGCCAGACTGGCATATTCGATCTCTTTGACGAGAAAATCCCGATCCTTCAGAAGCGTCTCGATCGCAGCCCGCGCATCGCCTTTGTGGTAGGCGAGAACCATTTCAATTTCGTCGTCGTATTCATTATCCTGCGCAACCGCACTCAT